ATGGGACAGAAGATATATTTTAATTTTGTTAATGTGAGGAAATATTTAAGGGAAAATAAGGAAACAGGAAAAAGGGCGGTTGTGTCTGTCACGAACCGGAATGCTCTGTCGGTTGAGCGTCACATGGAACTACTCAATCTAAATGATGAAAAACACATCTATTTGGCATGTGTGGAGGACAATTTATTGTAAATATGGGTCAAGCCTAATTTGGGGATATGTTTCATACTGGAAAATGGCAGGTCAGGCAAATGAGCCTGACCTGTAGGTGGTTAGCAATAATCTTTGAGAAGAATTTTCAATTTCCTCAATAATTCTGATTTGTGGTCATGGAGTGCCTGGTGTGATATGCCGAGTTCAGCCGCCATTTCGCTTTCAGCCATTCCAGCACTGACCATCTGGCAGATACAGCGTTGCTGCTCTGGAAGGCTGTTCAGCTCACAGGCGAGTGCTTTTATGGCAGCGAGATTGAGAAGAATATCAGCAGGATCGTTGTGGGCAACTGCCGAATGATATCCATCCTCAACTACCTGGTCATAGGATACCTCATTGTCCATTTTTTGCTGAAGACTATGTTGTTCCTGTTGCTGAAGATAGCTGAATTCTCTGTTGAAGCGGTCTGCTTGTTCTTGTGTTTCGGTTGGGACAAGGGCAAAACGATGCGGCTTTCCGTTGAGGGTGATTGTACTGACGGCACAGCCGTTATTTTCATAAAAGCTGACAGATTCGCAATCATCGTCATCAATGGGATAATATATCAAAGGATGACGGTCTGGGTTAATAGTTGCGTTAATGCAGGCAATATTTTTTTGAGCCATATGTTTTCCTCCATATTGATGGGTATGGTAAGGAGGAAAATCTGACATACCGTCAAATTTATGGCGCACTTAACCATTCCAAACGGAATCCTCCTTCTGGTTAGGCCAGCGTTCCAAAAACTGGCAGATTCAATATCCAGTTATCTCATCGGCTGTCTCTTGGAACGTGCTGATCAGGCGGGGCGGCCGATGAGGTGGCGCAGTTTACTGTCATACTCCAGGACGTGTTTTCTATATTAAAATTTTACATGATGTGCTAATGCATAATCCAACGACAAATTCGTATATCTTTTATTCCAATCATATTTAGAAATTTGGGCTGTACATTTGAAACTATTCGTGATAGAATATTTTTATGAAAATTGGAATAGTGACAGTAAAATTGGAATGGGAGATATGCAATGAGTAATAAAACAGAAACAAATATAACACTGGAGCGCATCAAAGAGTTGAAAGGGAACGATTCACAAGAGGTTTTCGCTCAAAAAATACATACTACTCAGAGCAATATCAGTAAAATGCTGAAGGGCATGACACCGCCATCTGCCGCTACATTGACAGAACTGGCCAAAACATATCATGTTTCGGTTGACTGGCTGTTGGGGCTGTCAGATGAAAAGGAAACTGAGCCGAAGGTTCAATCCCATAAGTTGACAGCGGAAACCATAACATATGCCGATGCAATGGCGGTATTGGAGGTTCTTTATGAAAAGGGTTCCATAGATGTTGGCTACGATTACAATAGTTATAATAGCGAACCAGACCCAAGTATGATTTTGGTGAAAGATAAAGTGCTTGCATATTTTTTGGACAATCGTTTCAGATATAGCGGCGGAAGCCAGAATATTTATGATATTTGGTTGAAACAGGCGATGGCGATTTATGATAAATTCTTGCTGTTGCAATGGACAGATTCTGTAAATGCCATTTATGAACAAAATGTGCCAAACCCGCTGTCAGATGAAGCCATCGCATCATTAATTGATGATATTGCAAATGACCGATTGGAAGTTGTTCAGACACAGTCGGATGGATTTATGAATATTCCGGATGATACACTTCCGTTTCAATAAGCAGATAATTGTGTGTTCAGTTGTATTTAGTTAAATAAATTAGGAAAAAACATTCAATAGAGTATAATGGGTATTTGGTATAAATATATTTACCCATGTTTTATCTACAGTTAAAGGTGGGTGAATTTTTACAGAGGATGTTTTATCCGAAAAACTGAGGAACTTTGAGTGGGATGAAAGATGAGGAGGATAATAATGCAAAATATAGATTTTGATCAAATATGGTATGGAGGAAATATTATTTTAGATACATGTACACTTGATTATATAAGTAGATGCGATTTTGAATATGCCAAATCCATTATGGATATTTTATTATTTTGTAAAAATAGAGTTTATATACCGAAGCAGGTTAGTGAAGAAATGGCTCCTTATTTTGAAAAGAATATTGTTCATAAAAATGTTAGCGATCATATGAAAGATTTAGAACGAGAGATCAATGAAATTTGTAGTAGTAAGGAACTAAATGGTAAAGTTAAAAAGAATAAAATAATTAGTCGTATACAAAAGAAAATAGATTTGTTAAAAAAATATTCGTTTGGTTTTTATGCAAGTGAATTAGAGAAGCTTAAAAAAGGATACGGTAATAATGGTGAAGGACTTCTTGATTTAAGGGAGTGCATTACACAGGCGGAAAAAAGAATAAATTTAGTAAATAAAGATGATACTGTGAAAAGTTTTTTTAAAATGATAATGGAAAATACTTTTGATGGTTTTACAGAAGATGAGAAAAAACAAATAGAGGAAGAATATGAAGATAGGTTAACAAAAGGATTGCCACCGGGATGCGGGGATAAAAGAAAAAAGACAAATTCAAATGGTGATCTTGTAATTTGGAAAGAAATATTAAAAAATATCAGCTTAACAGATAAGACATATTATCTGTTTATTACGGAAGATAAGAAGAAAAGCAACAATTGGTATAATGAATCTGGTGAAGATATTCATCCGTTACTGCGGCATGAGGTAATTGAGTTGGTGAAATATGATGCAGTTAATGTGATGGATTTGTGCCGATTTATTCGGTCGTGTAAACCATTTGTAAATGAGAATATTGATGAAATATGTGAATACTTGATGAATAATAATCAATTGCTGCAAGAAGAGATGGAGACCTATTTTGAACAAGATGAACAAGGACTATTTATAGAGGAAATAAGTGATGTGATTCGCAATGAATATGATGGTGATTGGGCCATTCCAGATACTTATGATATAAATATAATGGATTTGGGATATAAAGTTTCTGAACGTAATCGTATGGTTAAGGTTCTTTTTGATTTTCAAATAGAAGGAGCTGCTGACACATGCTATCATTTTGGTGGCGAAGATTATATGTTTGAAGCAGAATTCTACATAAATGGATCTGCTAATGTATCTATTCCAATCAAATCAGGAAACTATTCTAATAGTTTGATGCTTGATTACTTAAACATGGATATTGATATAGAGGATATATTTGTAGAGACTTCTGATCCATTGGAGCGGGATAAGGATGAAAACTATGATGATGATTATGACGAAAACTATGATGACGATTATGACGAAAACGATTATGACGATTATGATGATTATGACGAAGACTATAACGAAGATTAATATTTGAATGAAATTGATGATTTTTAGATATCTTGAATGATATTGATAGACGCTTATTGATTAACATGTTATAATTGTTTTATGTACATTTTGGGATTAATGAAAGAGGGATTTGAAATGGCTGCAGCATATGAAAAATATTGTGCAAAAAAATATTTGAAAATATATAAAGATGAATATTCTCATATTCTTGGAACTAAGACCTCTGCCAATGCTTTAAAAACAGCGGAGAGGAAAGCACAAAAGACAGCTATAGAGAGTGCATTTAAAATGGCATTAAAAAAATATCCTGATGTAAGCCCGGCGGATTTGTGGGATGCTATTTACTCAGCGCATTTGTTACGAAAAACCGGGCAAATTATAAAATCGGATGTGATTGAATCGGTTATTTCTGCAGACCAAAGCTGGAAGAAGTCGAGCGGTCATGCTTTCGAGAGTTATATTGCCGAGACGGTAAATCCGGCATTGAAGCGTAATGGTTTGCAGTTTTTATTGCAAAAGGATCTTCAAAAACTTATAAAAAAGGGCAAGATTGCAAATGGAAATAAAGAATTAAAATGGTTGGAATCACAAGTAAAAAAAGATGTCTTTGATTTGTATGCGCTTTATGAGTTTCAACAGAAGAAATATGTGTATGGAGTTATTCAGTCAAAAACAAGTATTCGAGATAGGGTTTCACGGGATAGAGAACCATCAATGAATGCTATGAAGCAACCATTTTGGTCGGTCGCAGTAACTTTAAATGGTGATTTTTTTAAGGGAGATAAATTTAATGAAATGGTGAATGGTGGAACAACAGAATTCCAACAGAATGGATGGCATGGAATGTATGTTCTTTCAAATACAACAAATGATGATAGGATTTATTTGGTGGATGACCAATTATCTCTTCTTGTTGATCATGCTATTCAAGCATCTCAGGTATTTACTTCAAGGCAGACATTTACGTCTAAGTGGAAAGCACAATAAAGGATGTATAGAGCAGGCTCTCGGAAAAATATTTCGGGAGCTTTGTTTTTGTTGACTAGTGAGCTGAAAGGTGATATTATGCAATAGAAACACTAATAAAACGCCAATAAAACGCTACAAGTAAAGAGGTAGAAGATGACATTTGCGAGTGGAATAAAGGATGTACGAGAAAGGTGTCTGCTTAGCCAAGGTGCTTTTGCGGAGAAATTAGGGGTAGCATTCTCGACTGTGAATCGATGGGAGAAAGGGAAAGCAGTACCCAATTACATAAAAATGCAACAGATAGCAAAGTTCTGTGAAGAACATGGAATTGAATATCAGGAGCTAAATGATGCATGGAAGGAGAGCAGAAATGCTGACACACATTGATTGCTTTAGCGGTCCAGGAGGAATATGTACGGGGCTGCATGCGGCAGGGTTTGAGACAAAGGTCGCTATTGAGTATATTGAAAGTTGCGTGGATACGTACAAGAAGAATCATCCGGAAGTTCATGTTATTCATTCTGATATTCGAGATGTTACCGAAGAGCAGGTTTTACCATATATTCCGGAGCAAGGGGTTGATTTGGTCACTTCTGGGATGCCATGTGAAACTTTTAGTACAGCCGGCAACACATCAAGATCATTTTATGATGATAGACAATTTTTATTTCGTGAGGGCATTAGAATTGCACAGATGACAAATGCACGGTTGTTACTGTTTGAGAATGTTCCAGCAATTACGACTAAACGGGTTGCGAAGGAGTCTAAGGAGTTAATCGTGGATGTTTTGAAGCGTGAGCTTGAAGAGGCTGGATACAAAAACTATATTGAAGTTGTTCTGAAAGCAGATGAATTTGGGGTGCCACAAAGAAGAAATAGATTTTTTATACTTGCGAGCAAAGAAGACTTGGTACTTGAAGCTCCTACACCGAAGAAGGAACATGTTGAGGTTACTGTGGAACAGGCATTTGCTGGATTAAAAAATGTAAAGCCAAATTCAGGAAAGGATGAGAGGCAATATACTGGTAAAGAAAGTGATTATACGAGACTCTTAAAGGATGCCGAGTTTTGGAAGAGGGAAGCTGTTACAGAATGTACATATCAGACAGCCATGAAGCATAGACAGTGTACATTGCAACGATTTAGCCTTTTGAAGCAAGGAGAAAGCTTAAAAGACTTATTTGACAGATATCAAGGGGAAGAGAGGGAAAAACTTCAGAAATCAAGAATCTTGCCAAAGAAGATGTTTATTAAGCGAAATTATCGTCTTATTAGCAAGGAGACTGCGCCTACTGTAACAAGTCATTGTTTGGATGAATTTGTGCATCCAAAATATGATAGAGCATTGACGGTGCGAGAATGTGCGAGACTGCAATCTTTCCCTGATTCATATGATTTTTGTGGAGGACCGTACATAATACCACATATTGATAGGACTACGCAGGATAAATATGAACAGATTGGAGATGCTGTTCCTCCTTTATTGGCCTATGCATGGGGAGAAAAAATTAAAGAGATATTAAGTTAGAAAGATGCCAAAAGAATAGAAGCGAACCATTCTGTTAAATTTTTATCAACGGATATGGTTCTTTCTCTCGTATAGGAGGAATCCAATGACAAAGAATATAAATGTTGAAGAACTGGAAAAACTGAATGATTATTGTAGCAAGTTATATTTGTCAACATGGAAAAGTGTGTATCATACGAAGGTTACAGCAGAATCATCTGAATCAGCAAAAACTACAGCTCGTCGGGAGGCCCAACGTGATGCCGTGGATGCTACGTTTGTAAATTGTCTGCTCAATTTTTATCCGCAGGTTAATGAAAAGGAGATTTGGGCGGCTATTGGTCGTGTTCATAAAATTAATCTTGCTAATATGAGTGAGTTGGGAATTGATGAGTCAATCCAACAAGAAGTCTATGATAGGTGTATTTCAGCACATCAAAGTTGGATTAAGGCGAGTGGTCATTCATTTGAAAGATATATAGCAAATTTGAATAATGACATACTCAAGAAAAATGAAATTCGTTTTATTTTGCAGGCGGAATTGACGGAGCTGATAAAAAAGAAGGTGCTAAAGAATACACCGGAAGATATCCATGGCCTGGGATCGTGGGGAAAAGATTTTGATTTGTATGCGATTCAGACGATACATGGTAATACTCGTGTGTTTGGTTGTATTCAGTCAAAAACAAGCATCCGTGATCGTATTGGAAGAGATAGGGCATTTTCTGAAAATGCGATGGATGCGCTTTTTTGGTCAGTGGCTGTTACTTTGGATGGGGATTTCTTGAATATGCCGGAGTTTATCCACATGGTTAATGGTGGCGGATCATATGGTACAAATAGCTGGCACGGAATGTATGCAATGAGTGGAATCCCCGATCATAATGATAGAATTTATAAAACAAGTGAAAAGTTAGATATCTTCATAGAGCACGCAATCCAAGCATCGGACCAATTCATTGCAGATCGGCGTATGTTGGGACGTGATTGGAAAGCAGCGGTGAGCGAATAATCAAGCATCAATTTATTGTGATGGGAGAGGATAAAACTTTTTCAAAAAAGTGGTTGACATTCTCTCCCAATTTTTATATACTAATATTAGCAAGTTAGCGAACAAGCAAGCGTGCTAAAAAATTAACACCTGAAAATAAGAATACGAAGAGAAGAGAGAAAAAACAAAACGAAGAAGAGAGAAGAAAAGGTGAAGAGTATGAAGTATGCGAATTTTGGAGAATTCATAAGTCAGAAGAGAGTGGAGAAGCAGATTACATTGAGGAAGATGGCAGATATGCTTGGCGTATCCGCTCCGTTTTTAACAGATGTGGAAAAAGACAGACGCAACCCTTTTGACATGGAGAAACTTACCCAACTCGCAAAAATATTAGGTTTATCAAATGAGGAACGTGAGCTTATGTTCAATCTGGCCGGTAAGAAGCGGAACGCCGTGGCACCCGACCTTCCTGAATACATCATGGAGAGGGACTATGTCAGTGCTGCGCTGAGAACCGCCAGGGACTTGGATGCAGGGGAAGAAGAATGGAACCAGTTTGTTGAAGAACTGAGAAAGCGAAAGGGGTAAGAGCCTATATATGTATAGACCAGTTATAACAAGAAAAAAATCGGGAGCTCCGGTATTGAGCAGGAAAGAAATAGATTTGATCGGTGAGAATCTTGTCGGGGATTTTATGCCGGATGCTTTGGAAACCCCACAGGAGATTGATATTGATTCATTTGCGCAGAATTATCTTGGGATGGATCAGGACTTTCAATATTTATCGCATTGTGGAGTTTATCTTGGGATGACGGTTTTCAATGACACTGACAAAGTGCCGGTTTATGACCCGCAGCATGACCGGGCAGATTATATCAGCGCCAAAGCCCATACCGTGATTATTGACAAGACTCTTTTAGCGGAGAACCAGGAACATCGGTACCGTTTTACCATGGGGCATGAGGCAAGCCACGAGTTCCTCCATAAAGAATATTTTGCTTATGATCCTGACCAGATGACGATATTTGATTACATTGGGGAAGCTCCGATACCAATGGTGCAGTGCCGGATAGACACGAAGAAAATGGATGCAAAGAATCCGGAAATATGGACAGACAAAGATTGGATGGAGTGGCAGGCGAATGCCTTATCTTCTGCAATCCTTATGCCTGTGTCTATGGTAAGGAAAGTCGCTGAAAGCGTAAAAACCAATAAGGCGGTGTTCAGAAATTATGTCACTGCAGCCAAGGTTTCAAATGTTTTCAATGTGTCTTTTGAAGCTGCATCATATCGGCTGAAGCAGCTTGGCTATATACCACAGGAGGTTCAGATGAGCAGTGATGTGCTGAATATGATTGCCTCGCAGCTTTGCGTATGATTTCTGACAGGAAGTATGCGGATTGCCACAGTCCGCATATTTTTTGCCTTATGCGTTAGCAAGTTAGCGAACTGAATAACACAAGAAAATATATTAGAAGAGAAAGTGTTTCAGAATAATATATATGAAAAAAATTCCAAAATATGAAAATAATTGTATTGGACGTGCATATAATAGAGCAAAGAAAAATGTCGAAAGCGGAGGTGGGTACAGCATGACGCAGGGTGTAGTACATAGATGCACCAGGATATGCCCTTGGCATAAGAGATGCTTTGTATGTAAGACGGAAAAAGAAGTCAAGGAAGATGTCGTAGTGCTTCATAAATGTGCAGTCACTAAAGAGGACATACCTATCCATTTGGGTAAGAAAGAAAATAATAAGGAATAATTTGTTGATAATTTGACTGACTTGTAAAAACAGCCACCGGGATGTGCTGATATCACAGTAGTCTACTAAAACAGGAATGTTAGTAGGATGCTGTGTAAATTAGTGCATTCTGATGGCTGTTTTTTTGTGGTTATCTATTTGCAGGTTTGCGAAATATATCAGCTTTTGAAGTGCGTGGATCATCATGAATATTCCACAAGTTGAAAGCAGATAATCATTTCCATTTTTTATCCAGGATGGTGTACCAATCAGTTCTATCGGAACAGCAGTTCTTAGACTTGTGAAATATTTTTGTTCCCGTGCATGACGGTATCCGGGTAATGTATGAAAACCCATTTTAATTTTCCAGGCAAACTGGATATTAAAATATATATGGCATTTTTTGGACAGTCCCAAGTCAGAACGTATAGGGAAAACAGAGGAGAGAAATACAACACCGCTGATGTCCCTATACTTGATGATATTCAGTTTATGCTGGGATTATGCACAGCAGGGATGATTTTTACCCGGCGAGAGATGCGGTCTGCTAAGAGAATAAAAGGGGTATGCATATTGGTAATTTTCGAATGTATGTTGTGGCAGCAGGACGACATTGCGATTTGTGGTGTATGGGTAATACCTATCTGATGCATTTGATTGCGTATAAGCATATTGGATAGGACAGCAGGGAAGCTGCAGAAATATCGGCGGCAAACTTGCCATTTATAAATAAATCAATAAATTGCTACAGCCGAGGGAAGTACAACCAAGGCGAGGGATACATAGAGGAATCTGGAGAAAAGAACCATTTTTCAGAGACCTATAGGGTAGCCTTTGCTTCGTGTACTCTTTTGGATGCAAAAATACCCATATGGACTCCCTTGCCTTTCGGCTTTAAGAAAGGCAGGGGATTTTTTATGCGGTTACATAAAAGCAGCCGGGGCGGCAGAGTCCATCGTATCTATGCGATATACCCCAGGAGCCGCGGTCCTCCTTTCCGGTCTTGAAACTCATTTAACCAATTTCAAGATCGGAGGGAATTTAAATGAAGATCAGATATGAATTTGTAGACGGGACTGTGTCGGAGGTCGAGGTGGAGGAGTCCATTGGTGCCGTCATCATTGAGTCAAGGCGCGAGGAGGACAACCTTGCTCGGAAAGAACGCTACCACTGCTATTCGATGGATGCGGCGCAGTTCGAGGGTACGGAGTATGCAGACAATGAAACACCGGAAACGCAGATGGAGCGTGAAATGGATGCAGAGCGTATCGCCCATGCATTGGACGGGCTGTCAGAAGTGCAGAGACGCAGACTGCTGGGATTTGCGGAAGGGAAATCCATGCGGGAGATTGCGCGGGAGGAAAAGGTACAGCACCGGGCAGTCGTGAAGTCAATTGAAGCTGCAAAGAAAATTTTCAAGAAAAATTTTTAAATGCGGGTATCCAAAAGGGCATTCAAATCTCCGTATAGTGAAGGGCATGAAAACAGCCGCCCTTCGGAAATGGAGGTCATGGTTATGGAACACACGTTGAGGATCAGTGTTTCAAAGGAGCCGGCATCCGGCGGGATCGTGAGCTGTCGCCATATCTCCGTGAGGGAGCGCCTCGTGCGCTTCCTCCTTGGGGAGAAGCGTAGGCTGACCATCATCGTTCCGGGCGATTCTGTCCGAGAGCTGGCAGTGAGTGAAGTCATGGAAGGAGGAAACGTACATGGGAAAAGTGAAGTTACTGCTTGATGTCATCGGGGATCTGCGCTCCCTTGCGGACAGCCTGCAGGCCGTTGCGGATGCGGTGGCAGACAGCGAGGCGGCAGAGACAGAGCTGACGACCACAAAGGAGCCGGAGAAAGCGGGAAAGACCGGGAAGTCTGCCGCAAAGAAGGACGCGGCGAAAAAGGATGCGAAGCCTACGGCAAAGCAGGAGCCGGAGGAGAAGCCCCTGACGCTGGGGGAAGTCCGCGCAGTGCTGGCGGAGAAGTCCCGCTCCGGACACACGGAGGAAGTGAGGGAGCTGCTTGCAAAGCATGGCGCGGATAAGCTGTCGGAGATCGACCCGGCGGAGTATGCGGCGCTGCTTGCGGAAGCGGAGGTGCTGTGATGGGAAGACACGCTTTATTGTCAGCATCCTCCAGCCACCGGTGGCTTGCCTGCCCGCCGTCTGCAAGGCTCTGTGAGAATTATGAGGATACGGGCAGCGAATATGCGCAGCAGGGCACCGATGCCCACAGCCTGTGCGAACACAAGCTGAAGCTGTCCCTCGGCATGGACACATCAGACCCGACAGAGGGGCTTGCTTTTTACGATGAGGAGATGGAGGAATGCGCCTGCGGGTATGCGGAGTATGTCCTCTCGCTGGTGGAGAAGGCAAAGCGGGAATGCAAAGACCCGGTTGTGCTGATCGAGCAGCGGCTGGACTTTTCCCGGTATGTGGAGGAAGGCTTCGGTACCGGCGACTGTGTCATTATCGCAGACGGGACGCTGTATATCATCGATTACAAGCACGGCAAGGGCGTGGAGGTTTCCGCAGAGGGAAATCCGCAGATGATGCTGTATGCCCTGGGTGCGCTGGAGCTGTTTGACGGCATCTATGACATTGGCGCCGTCCGCATGGCAATTTACCAGCCGCGCCGGGAGAATGTCAGCGTGTATGCCATGGCAAAGGATGAACTTCTCCAGTGGGCAAAGGGCGAGCTTTCCGAAAAGGCAAAGCTGGCCTATGCCGGGGAGGGTGAGTTCTGTGCGGGGGAACACTGCCGGTTCTGCAAGGCGAAGGCGGTCTGCAGGAAACGGGCGGAGTACAACCTGGAGCTTGCAAAATATGACTTTGAGATGCCCGCCACGCTGGAGGATGACGAGATCGCGGCGATCCTCGTGAAAGCGGATGAGCTGGCGGCATGGGCGGCAGATGTGAAGGAGTTTGCGCTGCAGCAGGCATTAAGCGGCGTGAAGTATGCCGGGTTCAAGGTTGTGGAAGGACGCTCCAACCGGAAGTACACGGATGAAGATGCCGTGGCGGATACCGTGAAGAAGGCGGGCTTTGACCCGTATGAGCCAAAGCTCCTGGGCATTACCGCCATGGAGAAGCTGCTCGGCAAAAAGAAGTTTGCGGAGATTTTGAAGGGCCTTGTGGAGAAGCCGCAGGGCAAGCCTGCGTTAGTCCCGGAGAGCGACAAGCGGCCGGAAATGAACACGGCGCAGGAAGATTTCAAGGAAGATTAGTCAGGAGGAAAATCATATGTCAAACACAGTCAACAATCCAATGAAGGTCATTACCGGGCCGGATACCCGGTGGAGCTACTGCAATGTCTGGCAGGCAAAGGCAATCAATGACGGCGCGCCGAAGTTTTCTGTGTCGCTCATCATCCCGAAGTCGGATAAGAAGACCATTGCAAAGATAAAGGCGGCTATCGAGGCGGCGTACCGTGAGGGCGAGGCGAAGCTGAAGGGGAACGGCAGGAGCGTCCCTGCGCTTTCCGTACTGAAGACCCCGCTGCGTGACGGGGATGTGGAGCGCCCGGATGATGAAGCCTATGCGGATGCATATTTTGTGAATGCAAACTCAACGACTGCCCCTGGGATTGTGGATGCGGACTTGCAGCCGATCATTGACACGTCCGAGGTGTACAGCGGCGTGTACGGCAGGGCGAGCATCAATTTCTATGCATTCAATTCCAACGGGAATAAGGGTATCGCCTGCGGGCTGAACAATTTACAGAAGATCCGTGACGGGGAGCCGCTGGGCGGCAGGTCCCGTGCGGAGGACGATTTTGCGGATGAGGACGAGGAGGATTTCCTGTCATAACCAGATAGAGAAAAGCACAGCCGCCGGGTGGCGGGGAACGGGCGTCTGCCTTTTTCCCTGCCGCTCTTAAGGCGGTGAAAGGATGTGAAGATGTATGGAAGAAATCTGGAAAGACATCCCCGGATATGAAGGGAAATACCAGGTCAGCAATATGGGAAGGGTGAAGAGCCTCAGCCGGATAATACAAGGGCGCAATCAGTTTGGCAGTTTTGAATGGAGAAGCCCGGAACTGTATCTGCGTCCTGGGAAAACTGATAAATATGGGCATCTGTCGGTAGTCCTGAATGATCCAAGAAAAAGCCGGCTGGTCCATCAGCTTGTCATGCTGGCTTTTGTCGGGGAACCGCCGGAAGGGATGTATGTGCTGCATTCAAATGGCAATGCATCGGATAATCGGCTGTCTAATTTACGGTATGATACGCAGTCGGAAAACGTACTTGATGTTTATCGGCAGGGGAAAGCATGGAAAAAGCTGACTATTGAGGATGTCGGCGGGATTCGCTTTGGGCTTTCATGCGGGATTTCCTGCAGGGAGCTGGGGAGGATGTTCGGTGTCGGGCACCAAGCAATCAGTAAAATAAAGAATGGGGAGAGGTATCAGTGGCTGGAATGAATACTTTAGAAATCGATATAGAGTCATTTTCCGATGTGGATTTGTCTAAGGCAGGCGTTTACCGTTACAGCGAATCCCCAAACTTTGAAATCCTTTTATTTGGGTACAGCGTTGATGGCGGTGATGTAAAAGTGGTAGACCTTGCCTGCGGGGGAAAAATTCCTGCGGAAATCATGTCGGCATTGGACGATGAAACAGTAGAGAAATGGGCCTATAACGCACAATTTGAAAGAATCTGCCTGTCACGATATCTTGGCCTGCCGGATGGGGAATATCTTGACCCTTCATCGTGGAAATGCTCTATGGTCTGGGCGGCATACCTGGGGCTTCCGCAATCCTTGGAAAATGTGGGCGCAGTGCTTGGCCTGGAAAAACAAAAGCTGTCAGAAGGGAAAGACCTGATCCGGTATTTCTGCGTTCCCTGCAAACCGACCAAGACAAATGGTGGAAGGACGCGGAACCTGTCGGAACACGATAAGGAGAAGTGGGAGCGGTTCAAGGCATACAACCTCCGTGACGTAGAGGCGGAGATGCAGATACAGCAGAGGCTTGTGAAGTTCCCCATGCCGGATTTTGTGTGGGAGGAATACTGGCAGGACCAGGAGATCAACGACCGGGGAATCGGCGTGGACATGGAAATGGTGGGGCAGTCAATCCAGATGGATGAGCGTTCCAAATCAAGATTATCAAATGCAATGAAAAAGCTGACGGAGCTGGAAAACCCAAACTCCGTGCAGCAGATGAAACAGTGGCTTTCCGAGAACGGGATGGAAACAGACTCCCTTGATAAAAAGGCGGTGGCGGAACTGTTAAAGACTGCGCCGGAACCACTCGCAGAGGCATTGGTGCTTCGGCAGCAGCTTGCCAAGTCTTCTGTGAAAAAGTACACGGCAATGAAAAATGCAGTATGTAAAGACAGCCGGGCGCGGGGAATGTTCCGCTTCTACGGAGGTAACCGAACCGGCCGGTATAGCGGCCGCATTATACAGTTGCAGAATTTGCCCCAGAACCATATCCCCGATCTGGCGCAGGCGCGGGAACTTGTGAAAGCCGGGGATTTCGATGCCCTTGCCATGCTCTATGAGGATATCCCGGATACGCTCTCGCAGCTCATCCGCACGGCTTTCGTGCCGCAGGACGGGAGGAAGTTCATTGTGGCGGACTTTTCCGCAATCGAGGCGAGGGTGATCGCATGGATCGCCGGGGAGCGGTGGCGGATCAAGGTGTTCGAGGGCGGCGGTGATATTTACTGCGCCTCAGCAAGCCAGATGTTCCAGGTGCCTGTTGAGAAGCATGGCGTGAACGGGCATCTGCGGCAGAAAGGGAAGATAGCGGAACTGGCCCTCGGCTATGGCGGATCGGTCGGGGCATTGAAATCCATGGGTGCGCTGGAGATGGGGCTTGCGGAGGAAGAGCTGCAGCCGCTTGTGTCGGCATGGCGGGATTCCAATCCGAGCATCACGGAGTTCTGGTGGGCGGTCGACCGTGCGGTGAAGGAATGCATCAAAAAGAGAGTGCCAACAGAAACACACGGCATCCGCTTTGATTACCAGAGCGGGATGCTGTTCATCACGCTTTTTTCCGGGCGTCGGCTTGCGTATGTGAAGCCGAGGATTGGCGAGAACCGCTTTGGCGGGGAATCCGTCACTTACATGGGCGTGGGCGGCACGAAGAAATGGGAGCGGCTGGAAAGCTATGGTCCCAAGTTCGTGGAGAACATCGTGCAGGCGGTCAGCAGGGATATCCTCTGCTATGCCATGCGGACTTTACGGAACTGTGCAATCGTGGCGCACGTCCATGATGAGATCATCATCGAGGCGGACAGGAGGATGTCCCTTCCTGCTGTATGTGAACAGCTGGGAAGGACGCCGCCTTGGGCAAAAGGCTTACTGCTCCGCGCGGATGGTTACGAATGTTCGTTTTACCAGAAGGATTAGGCAGGGGGTGCATGATGGAACGGCTGCGGATTGAATACGGGACGGGATATATGGAGCTGAACGTGGAGGCGTTCTTCCCCTGCAAGATGCCAGCGCTGAGGAAAGCCGCAAGGCTCATCAATTCATACTGCACAGATGAGGCAAAGGCAGAACTGCTCTTGGAACTGCGGGAGCTGGCGGACGGGTACACGGCCCTCTGCGGTATGTACAGAGAAACAGAGGAGGCGCTTCCGGCAGATTCCCCACAGCGGAGGCACTGGAGGGCGCAGTTTAACAAAACGGAAGTCCTCCGCAGAAGGATGGAGGGGAATATCAGATTGATTTCAGGAGGCGGAGAGGGATGAGCAGAGCGGCAATGCAGGGGTGCAGGGCGCACGGCGACTGTTTCGCAAACAGGGGCGGCATCTGCACCTGCTTAAAGGACAATGACTTTGGCGGGAGGGACTGCCCGTTTTACAAGCCTGCGGACACAGTCCGGGAAGACCGGCGCAGGCAGGATGGAGGTAGATTTTATGGGAATCAGCAGATACAACAGTGAGGGATACAGCGACCCGACGAGCCATGCGGCGCTGTCGGGGATCAGGAAGGAGGAAAGGGCGGCAAAGCGGGCATACCGGCCGCTCGTCTATATATGCTCCCCGTTTGCCGGGGATGTGGAAGGGAACACGCAGAGGGCGAGGAGGTACAGCCGGTTTGCGGTAAAGAACGGCGCAATCCCGCTTGCCCCGCACCTGCTCTTTCCGCAGTTTTTGGATGACGGCAAGCCTGCGGAGCGGGCAATCGGTATGTTCATGGGGCTGGTGCTTTTAGGGAGGTGCGAGCAGTTGTGGGTGTTTGGGAAGACCATATCCACAGGGATGGCGGCGGAGATTGAGAAAGCGGAAAAGCGGGATATGGTTATCCGTTATTTTACAGAAAAATGTGAGGAGGTTGATCTGTTTTGAGAATGACACTTTATACGGCAAACTGCAGGGGGAACGCAAAGAACAGCTTATATCCAAACAGGCGCGTCATTGACAATGAGGATGACTGCATGGAAGTGGTGGCGTTCGACCATGTGTGTGCGGAATTCAAAAACTGCCGCAGGAGCGGGGACAATTTCCTCTCCTGCGATGCGGATGTGATGGACTGCGACAATTCCCATTCCGACAATCCGGCGGACTGGATTCACCCGGAAGACCTGGAAAGGGAGATTGGGGAGGATGTGGCGTTCGTTGTGGTGCCGAGCCGGAACAACATGAAGCCGAAGGAGGGGAAGTCCGCAAGGCCGAGGTTCCATGTGTATTTCCCGCATGACCCGGTCACGGACGGGGAGGCGTGCGCGGCTTTGAAGAAAGCCATACAGCAGAAATTCCCGTTCTTCGATGCCAAGGCGCTGGATTCCGCACGGTTCATTTTCGGGCATCCGGCAGATTCCATCCTCTGGCACGGGGGCGAGATCACCATCGACTGCATCGTGAAGCCGCAGGGCGGCAGGGAGATACCGCAGGGGCAGAGGAACGCCACCATGTCCCATTTTGCGGGGCGCGTGGTGAAACGGTACGGCGCGACGGAACGGGCGCATGAAATCTTCATGGATGAAGCAAATAAGTGCAATCCGCCGCTTGAGGATGCGGAGCTTGCCATGATATGGCAGAGCGCCTGCCGGTTTGCGGAAAAGGTGCAGGGGCAGGAAGGGTATGTCGCCCCGGAAGCGTACAATGACGAGTTCGGGCGGGAGTCCTTAAAACCCGACGATTACTCCGACATCGGGCAGGCGAAGGTGCTGACCAGGGAGTACGGCGTGGAGCTGCGTTATACGGCGGCCACGGACTACCTGCGTTTCTGCGGGCAGTATTGGGTGGAATCGAAGCAGCAGGCAGTAGGCGCGGCAGAAGAATTTTTAGACCTCCAGCTTGCGGACGCGAAGGATGAGATCGCCCGGACGAAGCAGGCGCTCATGGACACCGGCATCTCGGAGGATGCCATCACCTCTGGCGGCAAGTCGCTGGAGAAGAAGATCAGCGGCGGGCAGATGGACACCTACCTTGCGTATATGTCCGCTTTAGGCTATAAGGCGTTCGTGATGAAGCGGCGGGATATGAAATACGTGGTGTCGGCTTTGCAGGCAGCAAAGCCGATGCTGGAGATCAGCGTGTCTGACCTGGATAAGGACGGCTTTTTACTGAACACGCCGGATGGCACTTATTACCTCCCGGACGGGCTGGAGGGGAAGCGTGACCACAGCCCGGAGGATTATATCACGAAAATAACAGCGGTAGCTCCCGGAGATAAAGGGGAGAAACTGTGGCTGGATTCTCTGGACACTATTTTCTGCGGTGATTCGGAGCTGATTGATTATGTGCAGCAGATCGTGGGCATGGCGGCGGTGGGGCGCGTCTACATGGAATCGCTGGTCATTGCCTACGGGGAGGGAAGGAACGGAAAGTCAACATTTTGGAACACGATAGCCCGTGTGCTTGGCACCTACAGCGGGAATATGTCTGCCGACACCCTCACGGTCGGGTGCAAGCGGAACGTGAAGCCGGAACTTGCCGAGGCGAAGGGCAAACGGCTTATTATTGCTGCGGAGCTGGAGGAAGGGATGCGCCTGAACACCTCCGTGGTAAAGCAGATGTGTTCCACGGATGAGATTTTTGCGGAGAAAAAGTACAAAGACCCGTTTTCCTTCACTCCGAGCCATACCCTCGTGCTTTACACCAACCACCTGCCGAGGGTGGGCGCAAACGACCCTGGGACGTGGAGGCGGCTGATCGTGATCCCGTTCCATGCCAGAATAGAGGGCGCAGGGGATGTGAAGAACTATGCCGATTTCCTCGTGTCGGAGGCAGCCCCGTCAATCATGGCGTGGATCATCGAAGGGGCAAAGAAAGTCATCAGCCGGAACTTCCACATCCCCTGTCCTGCCTGTGTGGAGGATGCCATTAAAGCATATCGTGAAGATAATGACTGGCTTGGGCATTTCATGGATGAATGTTGCGAGACGGCGGTGAACTATACCGAAAAATCGGGTGAGCTGTACCGGGCATACCGCTCTTACTGCGGTCGGACGGGAGAATATGCGAGAAGCACTGCGGACTTTTACAATGCGCTGGAAATGGCGGGATTTTCTAGAAGGAGGACGAAAGCGGGGATCACCGTGTACGGGCTGCGCCTGCAGGAAGAGGAAATAGGCGGCTGAAAACGCCTGTTTTCCGGTAAGGGTGTAGGTCGGTGTAGGTCTCCGTATAAAACCCCCTTTAGGGCAGTTTTTTCAGTAAAAAATCATCTATAGAGGGTTTTAAGGTACGACCTTCACCGACCTACACCCCAAAGCCGGGAATGCTTGAAAAATAAGGGATTGGAGGTATTTGTATGAGAGAGAAGACCATAGAGCAGAAATTCAGGGCGGCAGTCAAGGCCGCCGGGGGCTTGGCAGTCAAGTTCGCATCGTCCGGTTTTGATGGGGTGCCTGATCGTTTGGCACTTCTCCCAGGTGGGAGGATGGCATTTGTGGAGGTCAAAGCCCCCGGAAAAAAGCCCCGCCCCCTGCAGTTGGCACGGCACAGACAGTTACGGCAGTTGGGATTTAATGTGTATGTGCTGGATGACGAGTCGCAGATTGGAGGGATGGTTGATGAGATACGAGCCACATGATTATCAGCAGTACGCCATCAGCTATATTGAGGCACACCCTGTGGCAGCAGTCCTTTTGGACATGGGACTTGGAAAAACGAGCATCACGCTGACCGCACTAAATGACCTTTTGTTTGACCGCTTTGAAATCCGCAGGGTGCTTGTGGTAGCGCCAATCCGTGTAGCTTCTTTCAGTTGGCCGGCGGAAATTGAAAAGTGGGATCACCTTGGGGGATTAAGATACAGCGTGGCGATTGGAACGGCGGCGGAGAGGCTGGCGGCGCTGAAGCGGAAAGCAGACATTTACCTCATCAACCGTGAGAACGTACAGTGGCTGATTTCCGAGAGCGGCATACCCTTTGACTTCGATATGGTGGTGATCGATGAGTTATCTTCCTTCAAGAACCACCAGACAAAGCGGTTCAAGGCACTGATGAAAGTCCGGCCGAAGGTGAAACGCATCGTGGGGCTGACCGGGACGCCGAGCAGCAACGGACTGATGGACTTATGGGCAGAGTTCCGGCTGCTGGATATGGGCGAGCGGCTTGGCAGGTTCATCGGGCAGTACCGCACTTCCTACTTTCGGCCGGATAAGCAGAACGGGCAGGTGGTGTTCTCCTATAAGCCGCTGCCGGGGGCAGAGAAACAGATATACGGCAAAATATCCGACATCACCATTTCCATGAAGTCCACCGACCACCTGCAGATGCCGGAACTGGTAAATTCCAGATACACCGTGTATCTCTCTGAGAAGGAGGATTCGCATTATGCGGATCTGAAGAAAGACCTCGTCCTGCAGTTGTCGGACGGCGATATCACAGCCGCCAATGCCGCATCCCTTTCCGGGAAGCTGTCGCAGATGGCGAACGGGGCCATTTACACGGATGCCGGGGAGACAGTCGCCATCCATGGGAGGAAGCTGGATGCACTGGAGGACATCATCGAGGCGGCGAACGGCAAGCCGGTGCTTGTGGCATACTGGTTCCGGCATGACCTGGAACGCATCACGGAACGGCTTCAGAAACTGAAAATCCCATGTTCCAGGCTGGATACCGACAGCAGCATCCGGAAATGGAACGCCGGGGAGATCCCGGTGGCGCTGATCCATCCGGCATCCGCAGGACACGGACTAAACCTCCAGGGCGGAGGGAATATACTGGTGTGGTTTGGGCTGACATGGAGCCTTGAATTATACCAGCAGACGGTGGCGAGGCTGTGGCGGCAGGGGCAGCAGTCAGAAACCGTGGTGGTGCAGCACATCATCACGAAAGGCACCATAGATGAGCGGATCATGAAGGCATTATCCGAAAAGGACACCACGCAGGCCGCACTGATCGATGCAGTAAAAGCTGACTTGAAGATATAAGCGGAAATGCCGTCTCCAGTCAAAAATGCAAATCTGAGCCAAGCAATGAAAATCAACGACAATCTTTGAAAATCCGGAGGAAGCAAATATATTTTGATTGGAGGCATGGCTTATGAGCATTATCTGGAAATACCTTGACAAACGGTCGGCGGCCGTGGATGCACTGAAGGATTACAGCAATATGAAGTTCATCATAGAACACACGGATGATGAGATAAAGGCGGCATATGAGAAGATGGGCGGCGTCAGCAGCCCACAGTCTGACGGGATGCCCCACGCGCACAATCCCCATGCTGTGGAGGACAGGATGATAAAGGGCATTGAGGAGATTGATATCTTACGGGAGCGGTACCGCCAGGCAGTGGAATACATGGAGTGGTTCCTTCCAGCATGGGAGGAGCTTTCTGAGGATGACAGATATGTGCTGGATGCATTTTACAATGAGGATAACGAATACGGCAGCGGCATGGCAGATGATGTCGCAGACTATTTCGGCATTGAGAGGGCATCTGCATACAGGAGGAAGAACCGGGCGCTGGCAAAGCTGACCACCCTGCTGTTTGGCAAGCAGTAATGTCCACTTTGTGAGATGATTTATCTGTTTGGACGTGGTATGCTTATAGCATGAAAAAATGTCAAGAGGGCCTTCGCGGGAGCATTGGAATCCTGCGGGGGCTTTCTTTATTCCGGGAGGAGGTGAGAGTGATGCCAAGGAAACCGAAGAGGCCGTGTTCTTTCCCCGGATGCCCGAAGCTGACGGACGGGAGGTTTTGTGAGGAGCATGAGAAGCAGGAGAACCGCCGCTACGAGAAGTACGACCGTGACCCGGCTGTACGCCGTAGGTACGGCAGGGCGTGGAAACGCATCCGTGACCGATACGCCGCAAAGCACCCATTCTGTGAGGAGTGTTATAAGAAAGGGCTGCTGCGTCCTGTGGAGGAGGTACACCACAAGCTGCCGCTGGCAGAGGGCGGTACCCATGACGAGGGAAACCTCATTTCATTGTGCCAGTCCTGCCATGCAAGGATTCATGCGGAGCGCGGCGACAGGTGGCATAAGCATTAATTTATCCTGTGCGGGTCCCTTGTGAAGATTCCTGCCAGCCGGGAGGGGCGGGTGGAATCTCCACAAGGGACCCGCCGGGGAACGGGCGTGGGGCCACACGCACAAAAACCGGAAATCAAACGGGGGATTGCCCCATTTTCAATTTCCGCATTCCATAGGCTTTCCGTGGTGCTGCGGTGTTTGATTTCCGCAGCATCTTTTCAAAATAAATCAAAGAAACGGGGTGAGGGCAGTGGCAAAGGACGGAAGCAACCGGGGCGGCGCAAGACCGGGCGCGGGACGTAAGAGGAAGGCACTCACGGAAAAAATCAGCGAGGGGAAGACGGCGGCGGTCATGCTGGAGCCTGCCGAACTGGAAGGCGTGGATGTACCGCCCGTGAAGGACTTCCTCAAATCCCCACAGAAGAGCGGGCGGGAGCTGGTAGCGGAGGAGGTCTACAACGAAACCTATGTCTGGCTGAAAGCGAGGGGATGTGAAAAACTGGTCACCGTGCAGATGGTGGAGCAATATGCCATGAGCGTGTCCCGGTGGATTCAGTGTGAGGAAATCGTATCCTCCACGGGTTTTCTGGCGAAACACCCGACCACGGGAGCCGCCATCGCCTCCCCCTATGTCACCATGAGCCAGTCCTACATGAAGCAGACCAATTACTGCTGGATGCAGATATACCAAATCGTGAAGGAAAACTGTTCGGTGGAATTCCAAGGGAACACGCCCCAGGATGATGTGATGGAACGGCTGCTTCGTGCAAGAAAGGGCATGTAGGGATGCCAGAAAACCTGCAAGTATACAGAAAGAAATTTTATCCAGGGGAATTTATATAAAATGTGAAAAAGGAGATTGACAAAGCAGGCTTCATCTGTCATACTACAATGATTTAGCGACAAAGAGCGCTGGATGGAGGTACGGGCAGGATAGGAGAAAAAGAATGGCATACGAATATGTAAGTGAGAAGGAAGTCAAGCCATACCGCAGTGAGTGTTCGCGGATCCTTACAGAACTGCGGGATCATCTGAATGAGGAATACGGCATAATCACCCAGTTTTTTCTTGTGGGAAGTGGGAGCCATGCGCGGAAGCTTGTTATGCGGAACGGGAATTCCCCGTTTGACCTAGACTATAACCTGGTGGTCATAAGGATGCCGGAGGAATACTGGAATGACACGCGGTGCCTTAAAAACAGGGTCAGGGATTCTTTGAACTTGATATTAAGGAGAAGCAGGAGTCATGTTGTAAGGGGAGGTCAATTCTCGGATGGGAAGGATTCGACATCTGTTATAACTGCTTTGATGTATACTCCCGGCGTCCTGTCACAGGTGGCTTTCAGTTTTGACCTTGCTATAATGGCCAGGGATGAAGATGGGACTTATTACAGGCTGCTACACGATAAGGGTTCTAACAATTATCTGTGGGGAGAAGCCCCATCCGTACATCACATCCGGGAAAAAGCTGATGCTATTAAGTCCCAAAGGCGTTGGGGTGAGGTTCGGAAAAGATATAAAGACAAGAAAAATATGTATCTTGAACGCCAGGATAAAAACCATCCATCATATATAGTTTATGTCGAAACAATAAACGAGGTATATAGAAAATATTTTAACTGATTTTTTTTGAAACCGTCCTATGGGGCGGTTTTTTCATGCCCTTTTTTAATCGGAGGGTGTATTTAAGTGATGCCGTCTGCTACGAAATGGAGGTTTTTAATGAAGACAACGACTGATATGCAGCTTGTAGCTGTTGAAAAATTAGTGCCGTATGTGAATAACGCGCGGACGCACTCGCCGGAGCAGCTTGCGAAGCTCCGCTCATCCCTGCGGGAGTTCGGCTTCATCAACCCGGTCATCATCGACCGGGATTTCAGTGTCATCGCGGGGCATGGCAGGATCGCGGCGGCAAAAGAGGAAGGGATCACGGAAGTCCCGTGTGTGTTCGTGGATTATCTGACGGAGGCGCAGAAGAAAGCCTACATCCTTGCGGATAACCGCATGGCATTGGACGCAGGCTGGGATGAGGAGCTGCTCCGCATCGAGATTGAAAGTTTGCAGGGAGCGGATTTTGATGTATCCCTGACAGGCTTCGGTGAGGATGAGATTGCAGACCTCTTTGCCGGGGACGGTGAGAAAGATGTGAAAGATGATGATTTCGACCTTTCCGCAGCGTTGGAGAAAGCGGCGTTCGTGGAGCGGGGCGACATCTGGATGGTGGGCAGGCACAGGCTGATGTGCGGCGATGCCACCAGTGCGGAGGATGTGGCGGCGCTCATGGACGGGAAAAAGGCAAACCTCATCGTGACGGACCCGCCGTATAATGTCGCTTTCAAGAGCGGCAGCGGCCTTTCCATCCAGAACGACAGCATGAAAGGGGATGACTTCTACACATTTCTGTACAATTCGTTCTCATGCATGGTGGAGCATCTGGAAAGCGGCGGGGCGGCTTATGTGTTCCATGCGGACACGGAGGGGCTGAATTTCAGGAAAGCCTTTGTGGATGCGGGGTTCCACCTTGCCGGAGTGTGCATATGGGTGAAGAATTCCCTGGTGCTTGGGCGCTCGGACTACCAGTGGCAGCATGAGCCTGTGCTGTACGGGTTTCTGAAGAACGGGAAACACCCGTGGTATTCCGACCGGAAGCAGACAACCATCTGGAACTACGACAAGCCGAAGCGGAACAAGAACCACCCGACCTCCAAGCCGCTTGACCTGCTCGGCTACCCGATCAGCAATTCCTCCCAGGAGAACGCCATCGTGCTGGACACTTTCGGAGGGAGCGGCTCCACAATGATGGCGTGTGAGCAGACGAACCGCATCTGTTTCATGTGTGAGCTGGATGAAAAATACGCATCTGTCATCCTGCGGAGGTATGTGGAGGATACCGGGGATTCGGAGAATGTGTATGTGGTGCGCGGCGGGGAGAAAATCCCATATTCCGCGCTGGTGAAGGAGGTGGAGACGGAATGAGTGCAGATGCTATATATATCCATAGTAGGGAGTCCGGCACCGGCGGCGAAGACACACCAAATCCGCAGACTGCGTATTCCAGCCTGACCCTCGGCAGCCTGTTCGATGGTTCAGGGGGATTTCCGTTGGGCGGGCTGCTTGCGGGCATCACCCCTCTATGGGCTTCGGAGATTGAGCCGTTCCCCATCCGTGTGACCACGAAGCGGCTGCCGAGTGTGAAGCACCTGGGGGATATCAACAGCATCCGCGGGGATGAAATAGAGCCGGTGGACATCATCACCTTCGGCTCGCCCTGCACGGATATGTCGGTGGCGGGCAAGCGGGCGGGGCTTGGCGGGCAGCAGTCCTGCCTGTTCTACCAGGCAATACGGATCGTAGAGGAAATGAGGTGTGCAACAGATGGAAAATATCCAAGGTTTATCGTATGGGAGAATGTCCCCGGCGCTTTCTCCTCCAACAAAGGGGAGGACTTCAAGGCAGTCCTCGAAGCGGTCTGCTCCGTCAAAGGCGAAGGTGTTCCTGTTCCTGGACCTCCAAAGGGGAAGTGGGCAAACGCAGGAAATATTGTGGGAGACGGATTTTCCCTTGCGTGGCGTGTCCTTGACGCACAATTTTGGGGAGTCCCCCAGCGAAGGAAACGAATCTACCTTGTCGCAGATTTTGCAGGCGGGAGTGCCGGAAAGATATTATTTGAGTCCGAAGGCGTGTCTGGGTATTCTGCGGAGGGCTTCCGTGCGTGGCAAGGAACTGCCGGAGGTGCTGCGGATTGCATTGGAGCGGCAGGCGGCATCTGCTTAAATGACCAGGGCGGGCAGAGGATGGATGTGACGGATGACGTGACCTGCACTTTGCGGGCAGAGGCGCACCATCCTCCGTGTGTGCTGGAATCAGCGGGCTTCTGCACGGAGCATTCCGCACAGGCGCGGGGGATCGGGTATGAGGAGGAGACATCGCCCACACTCCGTACCGGGACGATCCCTGCGGCGGTGGCTTTGGAAAACCATCCTGCGGACAGCCGCGTGAAGCTGTCGGAGGACGGCAGGGTGCAGACGCTGACCTCCCGGATGGGGACGGGAGGCGGGAATGTACCTATGGTTATGGATGCGGAAACGCCAAAGACGCTGAAAATCCGCTCCGGCTGTGAAGGCGGCGGCAAGGGGGCGATTATCCAGGACGACAAATCCGCAACGCTCTCCTGCAACAATGACCAGACGGTGTTCGTGCCGTTCTGCAAGGGATACCGCGCCCACTACAAAGGGGACGCACCAACATGGAAGGACGGGAAGGTGGCAAATACGCTGAACACCTTTGATGTCGGGGAGAGCCGCTGCAACGAGCTGGTGGTGCAGGCATACGGCATCTGTTCCAAGGACAGCAATGCCATGAAGTCGGATAACCCGCACAGCGGATTCTATGAGGCAGACACTTCCCGGACGCTTGACGGGAACGGCGGGAACCCCTCCTGCAACCAGGGCGGCATTGCCGTGGTGTCGGTGCAGGGCTCCATGATCGGCAGGGAGGATAAGAACGGGCCGCAGGGCAGCGGCGTGAATGAGGATGTCTCCTTCACGCTGAATGCCACGGACCACCATGCGGTGGCGTACCCGACCTACTGCACGAGCAAGAATTCCCATTTCACGCGGGCGGAGAAGGAACTGGCGAACACGCTGGTGGCTACGGATTATAAAGACCCGCCCGTCGTCAACGATGTGCAGGCGGAGCCGGAGTATATCGTCCGTAGGCTGACCCCTACGGAATGTGCGAGGCTGCAGGGCTTCCCGGACTGGTGGTGCAGCGGCCTTGGGACGGAAGAGCCAACGGAGGATGACCTTGCCTTCTGGCGGGAGGTCTTTGAGATCCACAGTAAGATTATGGGGACTTCCACCAAGCCAAAGACCGATAAGCAGATCATCAAGTGGCTGAAAGAGCCGCATTCGGATTCTGCTGAATATAAGATGTGGGGCAACGGCGTGGCGCTGCCGAATGTCTATTTCGTGCTTTCGGGCATTGTGTTTTACGCACAGTTCCCGGACTTTTTATTGTGACATTTTTTCTCACATACTGCTTGCTATTCCAGCCGCTTAGAGTGATTAATGTAGTACCGAAAAAGAAGGAGGAAAACACAATGGAAACAAGGTACAACGTAACAGGAGAAAAGCGGAAGGAAATGGTGGAGGTCATTTCCGGGGTTGTCGGAATGAGGGCGGTTTATATGAGGATGCCGACCTGCGCCTACGCAATCAGCAACATTACCGTAAGCAGGGACGGGACACTGGCATGGGATGAACGCACAGACAGCCGGACAATAGAAAAGGTAAAGGAAGCATTGGCGGCCGCAGGCTTTAATGCGGAGGAAACCGCAGAGACGGCGCAGGAAGCCGGCACGGAGGAAAAAAGCGCAGATGCGGAAAACAATGCGGATGAGCCGGAAACTGCGCCGCAGGGGGAGAACGTAGGGCTTACGGTGGCGGTTCCGCTCGGCATGGTGCTTTGCGGAAACCTTACCAGGCTGCTGGAGGCAAAAGGCAGCCTCATCAAAAAGGCCCTCGGCATTGATGACCTGCGGATTGAAATTGATGAGGAGAAGGTTTCCTTCCCATGGTTTTCCGGGACACCGGATGCAGAGTCAGCCAAAGCATACACGCATTTTATTTCCGCACTCTGCGAGATGAGCCGGAACCAGAAACGCATCACGGCAAAGGAAAAAGCGGTGGACAACGAAAAGTACGCATTCCGGTGCTTCCTGCTCCGGCTTGGATTCATCGGCACGGAATACAAGGGAGAGCGGAAAATACTGCTGAAGAACCTTTCCGGCAGTTCGGCTTTCAAGAACGGCGAAAGGAAGGAGGCGGCAGACGATGAAGTTTCCGAATAGGGAGACGTTGGAGCGCGTCCGCAGGGAGTACCCTGCGGGGACGCGGGTGGAGCTGGTGCGGATGGACGATGTGCAGGCTCCGCCCATAGGGACGCAGGGGACGGTAGAGGGTGTGGATGACACGGCGAGCATCATGGTCCGCTGGGACAACGGCAGCCGCCTCCATGTGGTCTACGGCGAGGATGCCTGCCGTAAACTGCCATAAAATACACAAATCCCGGCCAAAATCATCGTGTAATATATGCCTCGAATTGACTTGCTATTATCCCCTTTTAGAGCGAATATGTGTACTACCGAAAGGGAAAACACACAAAGAAAACGGAGGAAAACAGCATGAACGCAAAATTAGCAAGGCAGGTTGAGGAAATGAAGAAGCAGACCATCGGGGTCGAGGTGGAGATGAACAGCATCGCAAGGAGCAAAGCGGCAAAGGTCGCAGCGGACTTCTTCGGAACAGGACGCTACCAGGACACAGCAAGACGGAACGGCTACTACACCTGGAGCGCATGGGACGCACAGGGCAGGGAATGGAAATTCCAGAGGGATGTGAGCATCGCGGGGCCGGACAGCGAAAAGTGCGAGCTGGTGACGCCGATCCTCACCTACGCAGACATCGAAACCCTGCAGGAGCTCATCCGGCAGCTGCGGCACGCCGGAGCGAAAAGCGACGCAGGAAGGGGCTGCGGGGTACACATCCACATCGGGGCAAAAGGCCACACGCCGCAGAGCTTAAGGAACCTTGCCAACATCATGGCAAGCCACGAAAGCCTGATTGCGGACGCCTTAAACCTTGACAGGGGCAGGATGAACCGCTACTGCCGCACGGTAGACCCACGGTTTTTGGAGCAGGTCAACCGGAAGAAGCCTTCCACGATGGCGGCCCTTGCGGACATCTGGTACACGAGCCACGGCGCAAATTATGGCAGAAGCCAGCATTACAACGACAGCCGGTACCATATGCTCAACTACCACGCAACCTTCACCAAAGGCACGGTCGAATTCCGGCTCTTCCAGTTCGACGAGCCGGGCGACGGGCGCAGGGGCGGCCTCCACGCAGGGCAGCTTAAAAGCTACATCCAGCTCTGCCTTGCACTCAGCCAGATGGCGAAGGAAGTGAAGACCGCAAGCCCGAAGCCGCAGCAGAGCGAGAACCCGAAATACGCCATGAGGACCTGGCTCCTCCGGCTCGGCTTCATCGGGGACGAATTCAAGACCGCAAGGGACATCCTCACAAGGAGGCTTGCAGGGGATGCATCCTTCCGCAACGGAAGGGCTGCTTGAAGGGAACGCGGGAGGTAGCCTCCTGCCACCTTGCCTGCCACGGAAAGGGCAGCGGACCGCTACGGCGGTCTTAAGGTGGTAGAAGGGTGCCCCCTTCGGAAAGGATGGATTTCAAAATGGAAAAAAGATACTACATTGCTTACGGCTCAAACCTGAATGTCGGGCAGATGCGGATGCGTTGCCCTGGGGCGAGGATCATCGGGACCTCGGTGGTGGAAGGCTACCGGCTGCTGTTTAAAGGGAGCAGGACCGGCTCCTACCTCACCATTGAGCCGCAGGAGGGCGCAAGCGTACCCGTGGCGGCATGGGCGGTGACGGAGGAGGATGAGGCTGCCCTGGACCGCTACGAGGGCTTCCCGTCCTTTTACTACAAAAAGGAGATGGAGCTGCCCATCAGGGGCATCAGGACCGGCAAGGTCCGCAGGCGGAAGGTTTTTGTCTACATCATGCATGAGGACCGCCCGCTTGGGCTGCCGAGCGAATCCTACATGGCGACCTGCATGGAGGGATACCGGAGGTTCGGGTTTGATGAGGCATTCCTGGAACAGGCGTATGCCGACAGCAGGGAGGAATTTCCGGGCGGGTGGAAGACCGGGGACGCCTGCTTCATGGTGACCAACCGGAAGAACGGATGCACCGGCACATACACGGTGCAGGGATTTGACGGGAGATATTTTTGCCTGCAGAACCGCAGAGGGAGCCGCTGCCGCGCATCCGCAGGGAGGATGTTCCGCAGCAGGGAGGAGGCGCTTGCCCCACGGCAGGAAAATAAGGACTCAGGAGGAAACTGCGATGAAAGAAACAGATAATACTGCGAGGATTTCGGTCTGCCCAAGGTGCGGGCAGACCTACCATGGGAGGCCGGCAGTTTCGCGGGCGGACGGCAGAACGCCGCTCTGCCCAGACTGCGGCACCAGGGAGGCGCTGGAGAGCATCGGGGTGGATGGGGAGGAGCAGGAACAGATTCTGGAAGCCATCCACAGGTGCTACGGCAGGGGATGAAAATTACAAAGGCAAAGGAGCGTAAAGCTATGAAAAAAAGGACAGAGGTCATCCAGGAGTGGATTGACGCAAGAAGGGAACGGGGAGAGGCTGCAACAAAGTGTATGTTTTACATCACCGTCCCGAAAGATACCGACCTTTACAAGGATAAAACCATCAAGAAAATCGAGGGCATTCTCGATCGGAACCATGTCAGCCACGGCCATGTGGATACGGTCTGCGGCGCATGGAACCTGAACCGGGACTGGATTGAGACCGGCGGGATCGACTGCATTGTGGAATTCTGCGGGGTGTACCCGGTCAATTGGGACATGGACGATGTGGCGGAGCTTGAACGGATGGAAACCGAAGGGGAGATCATCGTGCTGGTTGACTGGATAGAGGATGGGAAGCACATCCCCAACCATTGAAAACCACACAATTCCCGCTGTGGATGTTTGTGCAGTTTATGCTCCGAATTAACTTGATAAAATGTGGTTTTAGAGCGAATATGTGTACTACCGAAAGGAATAACAAAGCCGCAGGCTTAGAAAACGGAGGAAAACAGAATGCTGAACAGGAAATTTGAAGGAGCCACACTTTACGAGATCGACTACACACCGAAGGGGACAAAGACCATGAAGACCGTTTCGGTCTGGGCGAAGAACCGGCTGGATGCATCAAACTACATGATACTGAACCACATTTGGGGAAAGCAGCATGAGATCAGGGTTGCGACCGCCAACCTGCTGAAATAAGGAGGGGAACGGATATGCGGAGAAAAGGAAGCATTAAGGTAAACAGCAGCATTTTTCATTACTGGGTGAAATATTACGATGAACCGAGTGAGGAGTACGGCATTGACGGCGGACGGATTTCCAAGGCGATGCTGAAGCGGGATGGTGAGATTGTTTATAACTATGACAGGGGGCTGGATATTGCGCCTGCAGATGGGGATACGGATATTGCGCTGGCAATCCTCTTGAAAGATTACAACTAAGGAGTTTGAAGCTGGAAATTCCAAGAGCAGGGCCGGACGGCTCTGTGTCTTGTACTGATAGATTAGGGCTTGCCGCTGGCAGGCCATTTTTGATGCCATCTTCTGGAGGTGATGCCTATGGCAATGCGGAAACTGAAAAAGTATAAGCCGACAAAGTTCAAGGCAAAGGACAGCCGCTATGATAAGGATGCAGCCGATTTTGCCGTGATGTTCATAGAAAGCCTCTGCCACACCAAAGGGACATGGGCGGGGAAGCCTTTTGAACTGATTGACTGGCAGGAGCAGATCATCCGTGATATTTTCGGCACATTAAAGCCCAACGGGTACCGCCAGTTCAACACGGCATATGTGGAGATACCAAAGAAGCAGGGGAAGTCGGAGCTGGCGGCGGCCGTGGCGCTGCTCCTGACCTGCGGGGATGGGGAGGAGCGGGCAGAGGTGTACGGGTGTGCAGCCGACCGGCAGCAGGCCACCATCGTTTTTGATGTGGCAGCGGATATGGTGCGGATGTGTCCGGCATTATCCAAACGGGTGAAGATACTCGCCTCGCAGAAACGGATCATATACACGCCGACCAATTCCTTCTACCAGGTGCTTTCGGCGGAGGCGTACTCCAAGCACGGCTTCAACATCCATGGCGTGGTGTTTGACGAGCTGCACACGCAGCCGAACCGGAAGCTGTTTGATGTCATGACCAAGGGTTCCGGCGATGCCAGGATGCAGCCGCTGTATTTCCTCATTACCACGGCGGGGACGGATACCCATTCCATCTGCTATGAGACGCACCAGAAGGCGAAGGATATTATAGAGGGCAGGAAGATTGACCCTACATTTTACCCGGTGATTTATGGTGCGGATGAAGCGGATGACTGGACGGACCCGAAGGTGTGGAAGAAAGCAAACCCCTCACTGAACATCACGGTGGGCATTGATAAGGTGGAGGCCGCCTGTGAGTCGGCAAGGCAGAATCCGGGGGAAGAGAACAGTTTCCGGCAGCTCCGCCTGAACCAGTGGGTGAAACAGGCGGTGCGGTGGATGCCCATGGATAAATGGGATGCCTGCGCCTTCCCGGTTTCGGAGGATGGGCTGGAGGGGCGTGTCTGCTACGGCGGGCTGGACTTATCCTCCACCACGGACATCACGGCGTTCGTGCTGGTGTTCCCGCCCTTGGATGAGGAGGACAAATACTGCATCCTGCCGTACTTCTGGGTTCCGGAGGAAACGCTGGAGCTGCGTGTCCGGCGTGACCATGTCCCTTACGATGTGTGGGAGCGGCAGGGGAAGCTGATGACCACGGAGGGGAACGTGGTGCATTACGGCTTTATTGAGAAATACATTGAGGGGCTCGGTGAGCGGTTCAATATCCGGGAGATCGCTTTCGACCGCTGGGGAGCGGTGCAGATGGTGCAGAACCTTGAGGGGATGGGCTTCACGGTGGTCCCGTTCGGGCAGGGTTTCAAGGATATGTCCCCGCCTACCAAAGAGCTGATGAAGCTGGTGCTGGAGCAGATGGTTGCCCACGGCGGGCATCCGGTCCTGCGGTGGATGATGGATAACATCTTCATCCGCACCGACCCTGCAGGGAATATAAAGGCGGATAAGGAGAAGTCCACGGAGAAGATTGACGGTGCTGTGGCCGCCATCATGGGGCTTGACCGGGCAATCCGCTGTGGGAATGAAACTTCGGAGAGCGTCTATGATTCCCGCGGTTTGTTGGTATTTTAACATTTTACAGGGTTGTGTGCGGTATCTTTGGTGGTTCCTTGTATGGCTGTTTTTACAGTATCCGTTTATGATGTCTGTCGAAGGAGGTGGAAGGATGGATGAGAAGGATTTCCTTGAGCTCCTCATATCGGACCGGATGGCAATGCACTATGACAGGTTTAAAAAGGAATGTCCCCCTACGGCGGAACAGGCGGCGGAGGCAGAGGAAGCTGACAGGGTACATGAGCTGCTGTACAGGCAGCTCACCCCGGAACAGAGGGAACTGCTGGAGTTGTATGAGGACGGCGTAAATTCGGGTGCTGCAAGGGAGAATGAATTTTATTACCGTGCAGGTTTCCGGGATGGGATAAACCTTGACCGGCTGATAAAGGAAATGAAGGAAAAAAGGTGACAGGGTACCGGCAGATGGGCATCGCTTCGGCGGTGCCTTTTGTCTGTGCCTTTTTCGGAAAGGAGCGTGGTTCCTATGGGATTATTCAGCGGATTGTTCAGGGCGAGGGATGCCCCTCAGAACAGGACTTCCGGCAGCGCCTACAGCTTTTTCATGGGCGGCAGCACGAGCGGGAAGCGTGTCAATGAGCGTTCCTCCATGCAGATGACGGCGGTGTACTCTTGCGTCCGGATACTTTCGGAGGCGGTGGCGGGGCTTCCGCTGCATTTCTACAGATATACGGATAACGGCGGGAAGGAGAAAGCGGCGGAACACCCGCTGTATTTTTTACTCCATGACGAGCCGAACCCGGAGATGACTTCCTTCGTGTTCCGGGAAACGCTGATGACGCACCTTCTCCTGTGGGGGAATGCTTACGCACAGATCATCCGCAACGGCAGGGGGGAGGTCATCGGGCTGTACCCTCTGATGCCGGACCGTATGGGTGTGGAGCGTGACAGCAAAGGGCAGCTTTACTACGAATACACAGTGGGCATGGATGACGCGCCGACCGTAAAAGGCAGCACAGTCATCCTGCCGCCTTCGGAGGTGCTGCACATCCCCGGCCTCGGTTTTGACGGGCTGGTTGGCTATTCCCCCATTGCCATGGCAAAGAACGCCATCGGCATGGCGATTGCCTGCGAGGAATACGGGGCGAAGTTCTTCGCCAACGGCGCACAGCCGAGCGGCGTGCTGGAGCATCCGGGGACGCTGAAAGACCCCTCAAGGGTGCGGGAGAGCTGGCAGTCCACCTTCGGAGGAAGCCACAACGCCAACAAGGTGGCAGTTTTGGAGGAGGGGGTGCGCCCAGAGGGGCGTCATTGATAGTAGAGTTTGGTACTACCACCCACAATCATGGGTGAGTTGACCTGCCTTACCGCAAAGCGAAAGCTGATACGGGAACATAGCACGGCAGGAAAGCGGTAAGTTACCCAAAGGCTAAAGGGTACGACTGAACCGCCACAACAACCGGATATGAGGTTTAAGTTATCTACTGAACGTGAGACTTGAGTGTTCATTTCTAGGGAAAATGGGAAATTAGCCTGTTACCCATTCCGTGACCGGCTGTCTTTACATCCTTCAAAGGCAGCATGATTGCAAATGCCACGGCACGAGCAGGAGAACCTGTGTTAAAGGGTCTAAAGCGAAACCGACAATCCGAGCATACCAAGCAGTGACGCTAACTGGGGATACCCTAAAGGCGGATGCCGAAAGGCTATAGTCTATAGGACTTGAATACCGCCCATGGGTACGGAGCGTTCGTAGTAGTCCGAGAGAGTTAATGGCTCTTACATGGCGAAGGAACGCAGTTTATGCAACTCTAAAAGGAAAGGTGAAAGGGAGGAGAAACCTCAATGAAGCCAACATCTGAAATTTTAGAACGAATGTATAGAAATTCTGAAGAGCATTCAGACGGTATCTACACGCGGCTCTATAGGTATCTTTTGCGAGAAGATATTTACATGACCGCATACAAAAACCTTTATGCAAACAAGGGCGCAGGAACCGAGGGTGTAGATAATGATACGGCAGACGGTTTTGGAAAGGAATACGTGAATCAGATTATTGATGAACTGAAAAGCCTGACCTATGAACCTAAAGCGGTAAAACGTGTCTATATACCTAAGCGCAACGGTAAAATGCGTCCATTAGGCATTCCGTCATTCAGAGACAAGCTGATACAGGATGTGTTACGGCAGATACTTGAAGCAGTCTATGAGCCTGTTTTCAGTGCCCATTCGCACGGATTCAGACCGAATAAAAGCTGCCATACAGCGTTAAAAGAAATCAGCCGTTCATTCCGCAGTACGAAGTGGTTTGTCGAGGGTGATATTAAGGGATGTTTTGACAACATTGACCATGCGGTTCTGCTGAACCTGATTTCTGAAAAGATTAAGGACAGCAAGTTCATAAATCTGATAGGAAAGTTCCTGAAAGCAGGCTACATGGAAAATTGGCAATACTATAAGACTTATAGCGGAACTCCGCAGGGCGGCATTCTTTCCCCGATTCTTGCGAATATCTATCTGCACGAACTGGACAGGAAAGTTGAAGTTATGCAAAAGGAGTTCAATGCGCCTGCAAAATATGCCTATACGCCAGTATACGGCAAAAAGGTACGGGAGATTGTCAAGTTAAGAAAGCGTTATGGGGAATGCGCCGATGACACGGAAAAGAAAGAACTGCTAAAGCAGATTCATAAACTTGAAGTGGAAAAGCGCAGACTGCCTTACAAGGACGCTTCCGACAAGAAAATTGCCTATGTACGTTATGCCGATGATTTTATTATCGGTGTCAGCGGAAGCCGTGAAGATGCGGAGCATATAAAGCAGGAGCTTATGCAGTTTGTATCGACAGAATTGAAACTGGAACTGTCTGACGAGAAAACAAAAATCACGCACAGTTCCGGTAATGCACATTTTCTTGGGTATGACATCAATGTGCGCAGGTGTCAAGAATCCAAAAGAAAAGCCAACGGAGTTGTGCAAAGGACGCTCAATAATTCCGTGGAATTGTTAATTCCCATGGAAAGAATAGAAAAGTTTATGTATGACCGTGAGATTGTCATACAAGGCAAAGACGGCAGTCTTGTACCGTGGCAAAGAAATTCGATGGCGGGTCTTACTGACCTTGAAATTGTAGATACCTATAACTCGCAAACTCGTGGAATCTGTAATTATTACAGCATAGCCAGTAATTTTTCAAAGCTGACGTATTTTGTTTATCTGATGGAATACAGTTGCCTGAAAACACTTGCTAAAAAGCATAAAACCAGAATATCTGCTGTAAAGAGGATGTTCAAGTGCGGTAAGTCATGGGGCATTCCCTATGAAACGAAGAAAGAGAAAAAGCGAATGATGATTGCGAAATTCTCCGACTTCAAACGGGGTACTGTCTGTGGAACACCAAACATTGATACAGTGAAGAACCATATTCACTTTGGCACAAGAAATTCTCTTGAATCCAGATTAAAGGCTTGTAAATGTGAATTATGCGGTGCAGAGGGTAACGGCATTTCCTTTGAGATTCATCATGTGAACAAAATGAAAAACCTCAAAGGCAAAGAGCAGTGGGAAATAGCTATGATTGCAAGAAAGCGGAAGACATTGGTTGTTTGTAAAGAATGCCATAAGAAAATTCATCATTCGTCATAGTGTAAATGGAAAGCCGTGTACATCGAGAGGTGTAAGCACGGTTTGGGGAGAGGTTTGTGCAAACCTACATTGGAAACAATGCAAGGCGGCACTTGCCTACTCTACATGAAATACACGCCTATCTCCATTTCCCCGGAACAGGCGCAGTTCCTGGAAACGAGGAAGTTCCAGATCAATGAGATTGCACGGATTTTCCGTGTGCCTCCGCACATGGTGGGAGACCTGGAAAAGAGCAGCTTCTCCAACATCGAGCAGCAGAGCCTTGAGTTTGTGAAATACACCCTCGACCCATGGGTGTCCCGGTGGGAGCAGTCCATGGCGCGGTCCCTGCTGACACCGGAGGAAAAGAAGCAGTATTTTGTGAAATTCAACGTGGACGGCCTGCTCCGGGGCGACTACCAGAGCCGCATGAACGGGTACGCTGTGGGGCGGCAGAACGGGTGGATGTCCGCAAACGATATCCGGGAACTGGAGAACCTTGACCGCATCCCGGAGGAATTGGGAGGCGACCTATATCTTATTAACGGGAACATGATGCCGCTTTCGATGTCAGGGGCGGCGTACCAAAAAGGGAAGGAGGAATCCAATGAAAACGAAGAAGTTCTGGAAGTGGAGGAACCAGGCGGAGGCGGGGACGGCTCCGGAGGAGAGGACTCTGTTTCTGAACGGCACCATCGCAGAGGAAAGCTGGTTTGACGATGACGTCACGCCGCAGCTTTTCAAGGATGAGCTGAATGCCGGGAGCGGTGACATCGCCGTGTGGATCAACTCGCCGGGCGGCGACTGCGTGGCGGCGGCACAGATTTACAATATGCTCACCAACTACAAGGGAAAAGTCACAGTGAAGATTGACGGCATCGCTGCAAGCGCCGCCAGTGTGATCGCCATGGCGGGCGACACCGTTCTGGTGTCCCCGGTATCCATGCTGATGATACACAATCCCGCCACCATCGTCTGGGGCGACCATGCCGAGATGCAGAAAGCCATTGATATGCTTTCCGAGGTGAAGGAGTCCATCATCAACGCCTATGTGTTAAAGACGGGGCTTTCCCGGTCGAAGCTGTCGCACCTGATGGATGCGGAAACGTGGATGGACGCCAACAAGGCGGTGGAGCTTGGCTTTGCGGATGAAATCATGGCGCGGGCAAAGGCAGAGCCGAAAAAAGAGGCGGAGGAGGGCGCAGGGGGAGGCAGTCCCGAAGAGGATGAGGAAGATGAAAAGAAATTTCCTCCCGCGCCAAGTTCCATGCTGTTCTCCCGCAGGGCGGCCAACAATGCCCTTTTAAATAAAATGGCCGCCAAATATGGCGGGGAAAAACCGAAAGCGGATATCCAGGCGCAGGCACAAATTCCTGCCGTGGATACAGAAACCGGCCGTTCCGTGGACGCACTCATGGAGCGGCTTAATTTATTGAAACATTAAGAAGGAGGATTTCATTATGACGATTCTGGAACTGCGTGAGAAACGCGCGAAGGCATGGGAGGCGGCAAAGGCATTCTTAGATTCCCACAGGAAGGAGAACGGAGTCCTTTCCGCAGAGGATGACGCCGCATACACGAAGATGGAGCAGGAGATCACCGACCTTGGGAAAGAGATCGCAAGGCTGGAGCGGCAGGAGGCGCTTGACGCGGAGCTGAACCGCCCGCTGAACAAGCCCCTCACGGGGAAACCGGGCTGCGGGGCGGACACGGACGGTGCAGAGGATAAGACGGGGCGCGCCTCTGATGATTACCGGAAGAACTTCTGGAACGCCATGCGCTCCAAAGCGCCGATGCCCAATGTGACCAACGCCCTGCAGATTGGGACGGATTCGGAGGGCGGCTATCTGGTACCGGACGAGTACGAGCGCACACTGGTGGAGGCGCTGGAGGAGGAGAACATCTTCCGGCAGATGGCGAAGGTGATCAAGACCTCCAGCGGCGACCGCAAGATTCCCGTTGTTGCGTCCAAGGGTACGGCATCCTGGATTGACGAGGAGGGCGCATACCCGGAGAGCGACGACTCCTTCGGGCAGGTTTCCATCGGCGCTTACAAGCTGGGCACCATGATCAAGGTTTCCGAGGAACTGTTAAACGACAGCGTGTTTGACCTGCAGTCCTATATCTCCCGCGAGTTTGCCCGCAGGATCGGGGCGAAGGAAGAGGAGGCGTTCTTCACGGGGGACGGCAAGGGCAAGCCGTTAGGGGTGCTTGCGGCCACGGGCGGAGCGGAGACGGGCGTGACTGCCGCGTCTGCCACGGCTGTGACGGCGGATGAACTGATGGATTTATATTATTCGCTGAAATCCCCTTACCGCAAGAAATCCGTTTGGGTGCTGAATGATTCCACCATCAAGGCCATCCGCAAGCTCAAGGATACCAACGGGCAGTATTTATGGCAGCCGTCACTGACAGCCGGAACGCCGGACACCATCCTTGGCAGGCCAGTCAAAACCTCTGCGTATATGCCGGCCATTGCCGCAGGCGCAAAGACCATCGCATTCGGTGACTTCTCCTATTACTGGATCGCTGACAGGCAGGGGCGCAGTTTCAAGCGCCTGAACGAGCTGTTTGCGGCGACCGGGCAGGTGGGCTTCCTTGCCTCCCAGCGTGTGGATGGGAAGATGATCCTTGCGGAAGCGGTGAAAGTGCTGGAGCAGAAGGGGGCTCCGGCTTAAAAGAAAGGGGCGCTGCAGGCATGATGGTGGAATTGGAAGAAATGAAGAATTACCTCCGTGTGGATTACGATGACGATGATGCCCTGATTGGAAACATCATCAGGGCATCGGAAAAAATCTGCATGGATGTGGCACGGATGGATGATACGGGGGAGTTTTCGGCTGTGGAAAACGCAAAGATAGCAGTACAGTATACAGCCGCCTATCTGTATGAACACCGGGAGGAAGCCGACCACCATGCCCTCATGCTCACCCTGCGCTCGCTCCTTTCCGGCAGCCGGAAGGAGGCGTTCTGATGGAGGTTTCACTATTAAATGTGAAGATTACTTTCCAGAAAAATGCAGTGGCGGTGGATGGCATCGGCAACCACAAAAACACATGGGCGGATTATTATTCCTGCCATGCCACAGTAAGCGGCGAGGCGGGGAGACAGACCAGCGAGGCAGACGTGGCCGGAACCGTGGCGGATGAATCGGACATTTCGTTTACTGTCCGCTGGTGCAGAAAAGCGGCCGCAGTCGATTCCACGGGATACCGGGTAGTATTTGGCGGGGGACTGTACGATATTCTCGCCATCGACCACATGAATTATAAAAAGAAAAGTATCAAGTTCAAATGCAGGAAAGCGAGGCGGTGATGATGGCAGGAAAAAGGGTAGGAATTGACAGCTTTGCGGCTGTGCTGGAGCAGTCGCTCTCGGATTATGGGGTGTCTGCAGCGTCAAATGTGAAGGCGGCGGTCACGAAGGCGGGGGAGGCCGTAAAAGGCCAGATACAGTCCACGGCGCCAAGGGACACGGGGAGGTACGCAAAAAGCTGGTCTGCGGACACCGTGAAGGAGACGGCATCCTCAAAGGCGGTGGTGGTCCATTCGAAGAAGCAGTACCGGCTGACGCACCTGCTGGAGTTCGGCCACGCAAAGCGGGGCGGCGGCAGGACGAGGGCGCAGCCGCATATCGCACCTGCGGAGAAAGCAGGGTTCGAACTGCTTTTATCCGAGGTGGAAAAGGGGGTGAAAGGATGAGCCACGGGGAAGTCATGGCCATGGTGGCAGAGATGGGGCTGCCTTATGCCTACCATCATTTTGCGGAGGGGGAATCCCCGGAACCGCCCTTTATTGTATTTCTATACCCGGAAGCTGATAATTTCGCAGCAGACGGGACAGTGTATTTCAAAATAAACCGGCTCCATATAGAAATCTACACTGACCTAAAGCAGCCGGAACTGGAAGAGTCTGTAGAGGCGGTGCTGTTAAAAAATGGCATCTTCTACAGTAAAACGGAAACGTGGATTGAGTCGGAAAAGCTGTATGAAGTCTTGTATGGAATGGAGGTATGACATGAAGAACAACAAAGTAAAATTTAATATCTGCAACTGCCACTATGCTTTGCAGAAGGTGCAGGAGAACGGGGAGACGGGGTTTGAAAGCCCTGTGGCGATGCCGGGTGCGGTATCCCTTTCCCTGGACCCCAACGGTGAGCCGGAATCTTTCTATGCGGACGGCATCGAGTATTACATCATTGCCAACAACATGGGCTATGACGGCGACCTGGAACTGGCACTGATCCCGGAGAGCTTCCGCACGGATGTGCTAAAGGAGGAGGCGGACAGCAACGAGGTGCTGGTGGAGAACGCACACTCCGAGACGGCGGCCTTTGCGCTGCTGTTCGAGTTTGACGGTGATGTGCGTAAGATACGCCATGTGCTGTACAACTGTTCCGCGAGCCGTCCCAAGATCGAGGGCAAGACCAATGAGGAGAGCCGGGAGGTGCAGACGGAAACGCTGACCATCAAGGCGCGCCCGCTGGCAAGCGGCTATGTGAAGGCAAAAACCGGGAACAGAACATCTGCGGAAACTTATGCCAACTGGTACAAGGAAGTGTATATACCAGAACCCAAGGTGGCAGGAGCAGATGCAGAGGGACAGGGGTGAAGGAGGCTAAAAGGATATGAGCATTGTCAGGAAGATAGAGATTGACGGGCAGGATGTGTTGTTTAAGGCATCGGCGGCGATCCCGCGCATTTACAGGCTGAAATTTCAGAGAGACATTTATAAGGATTTGCGGATTCTTGAAAAGAGCATCGGTGAGGGTGATGAGGAAAGTTCCGACCTTGATTTATTCTCTTTGGAGATGTTCGAGAATATCGCCTATACGATGGCGAAGCACGCCGATCCGCAGATACCGAATGAGGTGGATGAGTGGCTGGATGGTTTTAATACATTTTCCATCTACCAGGTGCTGCCGCAGCTCATACAACTGTGGGGACTGAACGTGAAGACGGATGTGGAGGCTAAAAAAAACTTCGCCCAACTGAGCGAGAAATGACAACACCGCTGTTCCTGCTCCGGTGTGTGCAGCTTGGGCTTTCGATAGCAGACCTTGAATTGCTTTCTATCGGGCTGATCAATGATATGTACGCCGAGAGCAGGAATGACGAGTGTAATTATGCCATCTTAGCTATGCAAGAAGATTTTGATAGGTTTTGATTGGCGCACAATAAATTTTACTTGACGCATAATACTGGATATGATACTATGGTTGAGTAAACACTAAGTATGCGCTTAATATGCGCTGATTAAAAAAAGGAGAAAGCCATGTTTTATGAAGTCATTGCACAATTTGCAAAAGCTGGGGCACCATCATTTTACACGCCGGGATATGAGGGTTATCTTTCAGAAGCGAAGGATTATTTTAACATTAGGAGCAGAGTGGCTACAAACCCGAAGGAAATCACGGAATTGGGGATTATTGATGATAAGACGATAAGGATTATATTCCGAAGCCATGACAAACTGAGGCTTGAACAAATTTCAAGAAGTCTGAGGGTGTTCAGTATGTATCTCATTGACGAGACACATCCGTTAAACTTCAGCAGTTTAATTTCTGGCAAACGACTTTTTCGTATGCATGCATCTGAATTTGCATCTGATGAAGCCGAGGAAGTTAGATTGCAAAATGGTAATGGCGGAATGGATGGCGATATGGAACCGGATGTTGAAATGAATAAATTGTATCTGATAGAAAAAATGTGCCTTCTTCTCAGGGAGATGGACAGAAGTTCGGAAAATATAGAAGCTGTAAGAGAAATAGATACTATTTTGGAAAGCTTTCTTGAGAGGAGGAAATAATATGCCTACGATATTGCCATTTGCAAATTCTTTTGAAGCATATTTTTTAAGCCCGCTTTTTAATGCAGCATTACTGCGAGGAACTGTTTCTGCAGCAGAGAGTATTTATAATTCCCTTCCGCGAAAATACGGGAAAAGAAAACAAATCAGTGTAACAGTTAACTCTCAGAAAAAATGTCTGGAAATTACTTTATATTCTGATATTATTATTTCTTCGATTAATCAGCTACGTGCAAGCCAATATTTCAGTAAAGTGCTATCTAAACAACCCGGAATGGGAGCATACATCATTGATAAGAGACTTTTGAGGCAATAATTGAAAAGCATTATGAAAGCATCGGGTATAGACTCGGTGCTTTTTTCTTGGGAGCAGAAATGCTCTTTTTTTGTGCATAAAAGGGAGGTGGTAAGTCTTGGGAGCAAGCAGGATACAGGGAATCACAGTCGAGATTGGCGGCGACACTACCAAGCTAACCACAGCTCTTAAAGGGGTAAATACGGAAATTCGTACTACTCAGTCACAGCTACGGGACGTGGAAAGGCTCCTAAAGCTGGACCCCGGCAATACGGAACTGCTGGCACAGAAGCACAGGCTCCTTGCACAGGCGGTTGCGGAAACGAAAGAAAAGCTGGAAACCTTAAAGACGGCAGCACAGCAGGCAAATGAAGCACTGGCAAAAGGGGAGGTCACCCAGGAGCAGTACGATGGTTTGCAGAGGGAGATTATCGAGACAGAGGAAAAGCTGAGGAACCTCGAAAACCAGGCGAACCAGTCAGCGGTGGCAATTCAGAAGATAGCCGCCACAGGAGAGGATTTAAAGAACCTTGGAGATAAGATTTCCGGTGTAGGGACTACCCTCACCAAAGGCGTGACTACGCCTATTGTGGGGCTTGGCACGGTGGCAGTGAAGACCGCCGCCGATTTCGATTCTGCCATGAGCCAGGTGGCGGCTGTGTCCGGGGCAACGGGAAGTGACCTGGATGCCCTCCGGGATAAGGCAAGGGAGATGGGCAGCAAGACCAAGTTCTCCGCATCCGAGGCAGCCGAGGCCATGAACTACATGGCAATGGCGGGTTGGAAAACCTCTGATATGCTTTCCGGCATTGAGGGCATCATGAACCTTGCCGCTGCCTCCGGGGAGGATTTGGCAAGCACCTCTGACATTGTGACGGACGCACTGACCGCTTTCGGTTTAACGGCTGCCGATTCCGGGCATTTCGCAGATATCCTTGCGGCGGCATCCAGTAATGCCAATACCAACGTATCCATGATGGGCGAGACCTTCAAATACTGTGCGCCCATTGCCGGGGCTTTGGGATTTTCAGCAGAAGATACCGCAGAGGCAATCGGTCTGATGGGCAATGCGGGCATCAAGTCCACGCAGGCCGGTACCGCGCTCCGTACCATCATGAGCAACCTTTCCGGGGAAGTGAAGATCTGCGGTTCGAGCATTGGGGAAGTGACTATCGCCACCACCAATGCGGACGGGAGCATGAGGGATTTAAGCGCCATCCTCGCTGACTGCCGGACGGCTTTCGGCGGCCTGTCTGAATCAGAGAAAGCAGCGGCGGCAGAGGCTTTGGTGGGGAAGAATGCCATGTCAGGATTCCTCGCACTGATGAACGCCGCCCCTGCGGACATTGAGAAGGTAAGCAGCGCCATAGCAAACTGCGACGGGAAGTCTGCGGAAATGGCGGCAACCATGCAGGATAACCTTGCCGGGCAGCTTACCATCTTAAAGAGCCAGTTGGAGGAGCTGGCTATTTCCTTTGGTGAAATCCTCATGCCAGCCATCCGCCAGATTGTCACATGGGTGCAGGGCTTCGTTGACAAGCTCAACGGCATGGATGAAGGCACCAAGAACACCATCGTCACCATCGGCCTGCTTGCGGCGGCAATCGGTCCCGTGCTTATCGTGATCGGGAAAGTGGTCTCGGCGGTGGGCAGTATTATGACATTCATCCCGACACTGATCGGCGGCATTTCCAGTATCGGCGGAGGGCTTAGTGCGCTGTGGGGTATCCTTGCGGCGAACCCGGTAACGCTGGTCATTGCGGCAATCGCGGCACTGATTGCCATTTTCGTGGCACTGTGGAATAACTGCGAGGGATTCCGGGAGTTCTGGATCAACTTATGGAATGTCATAAAAGAAGCGGCTGTTGCGGTATGGAATGGGCTGAAAGACTTTTTCTCCAATATCTGGAACGCCATCACCGGGGCGGCGCAGTCCATCTGGAACGGCTTGAAAGACTTTTTCAGCGGCTTATGGGAAGGGATAAAGAATATCTTCCAGACTGTCCTTGATGTGATAAAGACGCTGATTGTGGCGCGGTTCGAGTTCTATAAGATGATCATTACAACCGTGCTGAACGTGATACAGACGGTGGTCTCTACGGTATGGAATGCGATAAAAACCGTGATTGAGACTGTGACAAATGCCATCGGCTCTTTCCTTTCCTCCGCATGGGAAGCGATACGGAATACCGTCACCACGGTAATGGAGGCAATCAAAAATGTCGTGACCACGGTATGGGAGGCAATCAAATCCGCAGTGACGGCGGTGCTTTCCGCAATCAAGGATGTGGTGGTCTCTGCGTGGGAGGCAATAAAGAATGCCATTTCCACAGCAATGGAGGCAATCAAATCTGCGGTCACGGCGGCGTGGGAAGCTATCAAGAGTGCGGTGTCCTCTGCGATTGAAGCGATAAAAAATGTGGCTGTGGCGGCATGGGAGGCGATCAAGTCAGCGGTCATTTCCATTATGGAGGCGATCAAGAGCGCCATTACCGCCGCTTGGGAAGCAATCAAATCCGCAGTAAGCTCTGTGGTCAATGCAATAAAGGAAGTCATCACCAGTGTGTGGAATGCCATCAAGTCAACGGTCACAGGCATTGTGGGCGGTCTGAAAGATGCGGTTGTAAATGTATTCAACAGTCTGCTCTCAGGAATCAAAAATGCCATGAGCGGCATCACGAATGCCGTAAAGAGCGGCTTTGACGGTGCAATTAACTTCATCAAGGGGCTGCCCTCACAGGCATTGCAGTGGGGCAAGGATATCATCGGCGGGCTGATCAATGGCATCAAGTCCAAGATCAGCGGCCTTGTGGACAGTGTGAAGGATGTGGCGGGGACAATCGCCTCCTTCCTGCATTTCTCCGAGCCGGACGAGGGACCGCTTTCCAACTTCCACACCTTTATGCCGGATATGATTGATTTACTCGGAAAAGGCATCAAAGGCAACCTCGGAAAGCTGACCGGCCCCATGAAGGAACTGGCGGGTATGCTCATCCCTGCCACGGATTCCATGACGGCAGGGGCGCAGGCGGAGGGAGGTTCCGGCGGCAGTTCCTCTCTGGCGGCAAGGCTGGATGCCATGTATGAGGTGGTAACAAAGTATCTGCCACGATTGGCAAACAGCCAGGTGGTATTGGATTCCGGCGCACTGGTCGGGGAACTGTCTGACGGGCTGAACCGGGAGCTGGGAAAGGCGTATTCATGATAAGGAAATTCAGGCTTATAAACGGGGAAGGGGTGTCGTGGGATTTGAATGCCAGGACATCCTTTTTCCATTCCATTGGCGGCTTCGGCTATAAGGACGGGACGCAGTATGAACAGATTGGCACGGACTTCATCCCCCTGGAGGAATTATTCTCACAGGGCGTGATGACCGGGCGGATATTCTTTGGCGGGAAAAGCGCATACCAGAACTACCGGGCATTTTCAAGATTTGTCCGGGCAGTTCCGCTTACCCTTGTGTATGAAATGGAAGAAGCATTCCGCGTCCCGGTGCGGATGACGGAGATTACAAAGAGCGAATTAATAACAGGAGGCGCAGGCTTAGACTGCGAGGTGGCTTTCACTGCAACCGGGCTGTTTTATAAGAATGTTTCCGGCTACAGCGGCACGCTCTCCATCGGCGGGAAAATCTATCCCTACGAATACACCTATGCCTATGCGGATGTGACGCAGAACACCCTCATGATCGACAGCGACAGCCACGGGGACAGCCCATGCAGGGTGACGGTGTACGGCCCCTGCGTAAACCCGGTATGGAAGCACTATGTGAACAACGTGCTTTATGAGACCGGGAGATATGAAGGGAATATCCCGGACGGGCATAAGCTGGTCATTGATACCACCCAGATTCCCTACAGCATTACGGAGCGGGGCGTCAGTGATGAAGTGGTGGCGGACAGGTACCAGATGTGCGATTTTACCACGGAGCGGTTCTTCCACCTGCAGTACGGCAGCAACCGTATCTCCGTAGTGCATGAGGGGCTGAACATTCTAAACGTGATGGTGGAAGGGAGGATCAGCTATGAGACCGTATAACGTGGAGATATTCACGCAGGATTTTGAAATGGTGGGCAATACAAATGTAAATGAGATCACTTATAAAGAGGACTATTTATCATCGGACGGCAATACCGTGACGGTGCTTGCCCTCCCCGGAGTGAAGAAGCAGGACTATATCCGCATCAGCCGTGGGGATGAGGAGTATGCCGGGATTGTGACGGAAATCGGTTATGGCACGGACAGGTCAAAGAAGCTACAGACCATTTCCTATAAACCACTCATGGAGCTGCTGAATACGGATGTGCTTTTTGATGTGAACCTGCAGGGGCAGGGGAGTATGGAGCAGTTCATCTGTGACAGGATAAAAGAAATGTTCATCACCAATGAGGATGGGATGCAGAATATCAAAGGTTTAAGTGTGGCGGCGGTTACAGCCACAAAGGACTGGAGCCTGCACATCACGCCCTCTGATAAGGGCGGGCATTACAATATCGTGAACCTCATTGATTCCGTGATTATCCCGGCAATGGAAAAATACAGCATCCTTGTAAAGACAAAGCTGGACATCCAGAACCGGGAAATACAGATTACGGTGGGGAAAGCGTCAGCCGGGGTGATTACGATTGAAAGCGACCTTCCGAATATCATCAAAAAGAGCGTCACGATAAAACAGGTCAGTGCGGATGTGAATAAACTGGTGATTTATGATGCGGAGGATTATTCCAATACCCGGATTTATTACCTGCATTCTGATCTTGGCTATGACACGAAAGACCGAGACCGCATTACCCCGGTGGTGAGTGAGATGCAGGCGGTTTCCCATGAGGAGGGGAGCAGCTTTGAGAGTGCGGCCATCAGCGCCGCCCATAACAAGTTTGCAAACTTGTCCTACTCCAACCTCATAGAACTAACCATGCTGAACGGTGACGCACTGGTGAAGCCGGAGGAACTGGAATTCGGGCAGGTGGCGGATATCATCTCGGACGGGGAAAGCTACCGGAGCATCCTGACTGGCAGGGAGCGTGGGAAGAATACCAAGCTGGTGTTCGGCACGGTGCGGCTGGACTTGACTAAGATCTTAAGGAGGCAAGAGAATGGCTGACAACATCACACTGAAAACCTATAAGGGCGGGAACGTGACCCCGCAGGATGACGCCATCATCTATGAAACAGCGATTCCCGGAAGCGGTATTTTTAAGGGGTGTGAAGTCACGTATGCACGGGGCAATGTGCTTCATATCTCGCAGGGCTTCGGCATGATACGGGGCCGCTTTTTTGAAGTGTATGAAACGGAGATAGATGTGCGTCTTGCGGATGTGGGGGAAACGCTGCAGGGGCGGGTATATATCCATCTGGATTTATCCAATGCGGATGAGCCGATCAAGATACTGGCGCAGGCGGCATTGGAACTTCCTCCGCTGGATGCGGATGTGAACATCAATTACAACAATTCCTCCTATGATCTGGAACTTGCCATCTTCACCGTATCTTCGGCAGGCTTGGACGGCCTGACGAAAGTATTCCCCACGCTGAAAGCCGGGAGCGGCGGTGGAGGCGGAGGGGAGACGCTCACCCGCGCAACATCTTATGCTGTTGGCGATGCGGTGACGGCAGTAGGCGCTCCGGGGTGGGCAACTTTTGTCTGCACACAGGCAGGCACCACGGCGGCATCGGAGCCTTCCGGGTATTCGAGGATCACAAAAGTGGGGGATAGGGTGCTGGATGGTACCGCAGTGTTTACGGCAAGGAACATCATCGGGGAGCTGGACGGTGTCATTTCCGATGTTTCCAGTATGGGGGAATCCATGACAGAACTGGATTCCAAAGTAACGGAGATGATGAGCAGCACCGGCCTTGTGATGAAACTGGTGAGCCTTGACGAGTACCGGGCATTGGAAAGCTACAGTGCAAGCACCATTTATCTCTGCTATGAAGATGAAGCCACTAAGAGGGTGACGCGGATTTTTGTGGGTGAGGACAGGGTGTATGCGGCGGGTGTCAAAGTAACGTACCAGATTGACACGGGGTATGCGCTGGAGCGTACTGTGCCGGACAGGGAGGATGCCATTGCCGTCGCACCGCCCGCCGCTTTGGAGGGCTACACCTTTGTAGGGTGGCGGCAGGATGATTCCGCGGAAAAGAAGGTGCTTTCGGAATATATCATCAGTTCGGAAGAACCCGTCACGCTCTATGCGGTGTTTAAAAAGCAGATGACCATCGGGCTGATGCCAAACGGGGGCATTCTGGCAGAAACTGGGGCAAAGGAAAGTTTCACGGCTTTCTGCTACTACAATAACGGGAATTCCCAGAGCGAACCTACCACGGTACCGGCAAGCCCCTACACACGGAAGAATATGTCCTTCTGCGGATGGAGCATTGACTCCCTCTCCACGCCATCCTATAAGCCGGGGGAATTAGGGGTGTTCCCTGCGGATGCCACCCTTTATGCCATGTGGGTGACCACGGAGTATGATTTCCCTTATACCGGGAATTATGTGCAGTTCACCATCCCACAGGACGGCATCTATGAGTTTGAGGTGTGGGGCGCTTCCGGGGGTGCTGCAAAAGTGGATTCCTTTACGGCAGAAGGCGGTCTTGGAGGGCATTCCAAAGGCTGTAAGAAAATGAAAAAAGATGAGGTAATCTATATCTTTAATGGCGGCTCACCGAATGGCACGTCATCGGGGGCAAACGGAGGCGGGAACGGCTACAATTACACAAGCAGCAAGCAGTATGGGGCAGGCGGCGGAGGGGCTACCCATGTGGCGACAAAACCTTACGGCATTGGCACGAACAGTTCCAGCGGACCGACCTATGTGAACCGTTCCTGCATCCTGATCGTGGCAGGTGGCGGAGGCGGCGGGGGAATCGACAATGGGACAGTCCACAAAGGCGGTGATGGAGGCGGTGAGCGGGGCGGCGATGGTTCCGGCGGTGCCCTTGGCGGACGCCAGATTTCCACAGGGAGCAGCCCTTCCAGTAACTTTGGGCTTGGGGCGTATTATTCATCAACCAGCACCTGTTCTTCCGGCGGCGGAGGCGGGTGGTTCGGCGGGAATTACGGCCTGCGCGGGGAATCCGGCGCGGGAGGCTCCGGCTATGTGGACGGCGTTGCGCCTTTCACCCATAACGGGAAATATTACCCCGCAGTAACAGAGGCAGGGGTGAACGAAGGGAACGGGAAGGCATTCATCCGCTATGTGGAATGCGCGTAGACACAATTAAATGTTTTTTTTGGGAACAGGCGGTTGCCCGGAATCGGGCGGCCGCTTTTTCTATACAACAAAAATCTATTAAAGGAGGGTTTCACTATGAAGGAATTCTGGAACACGATCCAACTCATTTTTGCAGGCGTCGGGGGATGGCTCGGCTGGTTCCTCGGCGGCTGTGACGGCCTGCTGTATGCGCTGGTCGCTTTTGCCGTGGTGGATTATATCACGGGGGTGATGTGCGCCGCAGCAGATAGGAAGCTGTCCAGCGGGGTGGGATTCAGGGGCATCGCAAAGAAGGTGCTGGTCTTCCTGCTGGTGGGGATTGCCAACATCCTTGATGCGCAGGTCATCGGCACGGGGAGCGTCCTGCGGACGGCAGTCATCTTTTTCTATATCTCTAATGAGGGCGTGAGCCTTCTGGAGAATGCCGGATACCTGGGGCTGCCCATCCCGGAAAAGCTGAAGGACATTCTGGCACAGCTCCATGACAGGGCGGAGAACGGGAAGGGGGATGAAGAATCATGAAACTGGTGGAATCAATTATGACAAGGAATCCCTGCTATACGGCAGGGAGGAAGATCACGGTCAAAGGGCTGATGCTCCACTCTGTGGGCTGCCCGCAGCCAAAGGCATCTGCATTTATCAATTCGTGGAACAGTCCGTCACATGACAGTTCCTGTGTCCATGGGTTCATTGATGGGAACGACGGTACAGTGTACCAGACGCTCCCATGGAACCACAGGGGGTGGCACTGCGGCTCTGGCAGCAAGGGCAGCGGCAACAATACCCATATCGGGATGGAGATGTGCGAACCGGCATGTATCAAGTACACATCGGGCAGCAATTTCACCTGCTCCGACACGGCTACGGCAAAGGCGGTGGCGAAAAGGACTTATGAGACGGCGGTGGAGCTGTTCGCCATGCTCTGTGGAAAGTACAGCCTTGACCCGCTTGCGGACGGCGTCATCATCAGCCACAGGGAAGGCTGTGCGAGGGGCATTGCCAGCAACCATGGCGACCCGGAGCATTTATGGACGCAGCTTGGCATTGGGTATACCATGGACGGATTCCGTAAAGCGGTCAGGGCGGCAATGGATGAGGGCGGCACGGACGGGTACACGGAGATCATGGGAAAGGCCGTGGCAACAGCGGAGCAGATGAAATCCTATATCAGATCGAAGAACCCTGCTGTGGCCCCGTCTGTACTGGATATGATCCCGCTGTACCTTGCGGAAGGGGAGGCAGAGGGCGTGAGGGGCGATATCGCCTTTGCGCAGTCCTGCCTTGAGACAGGGAACTTTACTTTCTCCGGCTCTGCGGTCACACTTTCGCAGAATAATTTCTGCGGGCTTGGGGTGACGCAGAGGGGAAAAACGGGGTTGTCCTTTGACACGCCGCAGCTCGGCATCCGGGCGCAGGTGCAGCACCTCAAAGCCTATGCATCCACGGATGCCCTCGTGAATGAGAAGACTGATCCCCGTTTCCGTTATGTCACAAGGGGCTGCGCACCTTATGTGGAGTGGCTTGGGCAGAAGGAGAACCCGCAGGGGAAAGGCTGGGCGGCAGGGGAGAAGTATGGGGAGAAAATCCTCTCCATCCTGAAAGCTGTCATGGATGAGGGGAAGGTGCAGTTCATGGAGAGCCTTACCCTTTCCGCACCTTACATGGTGCGTGTGGCAATCCCTGATTTGAATATCCGCAAAGGACCGGGGACAGGGTATGCAAAGACAGGGAGATATACGGGGGTTGGAAATTTTACGATTGTGGAAGAGGCTGATGGAAAAGGGGCGTCAAAGTGGGGGCTGCTGAAAGCCTACCAGGATAAACGGGACGGATGGATATCCCTTGACCATGCAGTGAGGATATGACAGAGGCAATGCCCGCGGATGGTATATATGCATCCGTGGGCATTATTTTTTTGCCGTCCTGCCAGTGTGCCATATCCCGTATTTTATCTGGAGTCTCTTCCCTGGTTTCCCGGTACGAGTAGGTTCTCCATAGGCACGCCCAATATCCTGCTGAGCATATACAGGTTGTCGATGGAGGGCAGGGTGCGTCCTTTGATCCATCTGTATATGGGCTGCGGGCAGGACAGGCCGAGCATCTCCTGCAATTCCCTTATGCTGTAGCCGCTCTGCTTTATTGCATTGTGAATCTTCTGCCCTGTCAGGACGGCATCCAGCGTTGTAAATATGTTTCCTTTCGCCATATGGTCCTCCTTTCCGTAGTGATGCATATTAACTCTGAACCGCATGGTTATCAACTGGAAAACGGCTATCAGGAGGAAAAAGACTGAAACAGGAAAAACCAGTTGCTATATGGGGATACCTATGCTTATATATGAGATGCCGAGAGCTGGGAAGGAGGTGGAGCAGGATGCAGGAGAGTTTTATTTCAGATGAGGAACGGGAGAAATGCAGGAAGGTGGCGGAGGCATTCCGGGAGGCGCTTGCGGATGAGGACCTTGTGGTGCTGGACGCAGGGCGGTTCGGGTTTGTGAAATTACAGTATTACAAGCCACCATGGGGGTTCGATAATGTATTTACGTTCCTGGATGCCGGGACGCTATTTGATGATCTGTGGGAAGAATGGATGGATTCGCAGCTTCTGGACTATGCCAAAGGGACACCGATGGTGGAAATGGAATACGAGCAGATATTCAAATGTATGCCCAAAGATATGCAGGATTCCTATGTACTGAAAAAACAGGAATTCATGGAAGCCGCAGGGCGCGGGTTCCTTTCAGGCTTTGGAAAAGCCTGAGAACATACAGCTACGGCAATGCCCGCAGAAACCGGCCAGGCTCCTGCGGGCATTATTTTGCCATGCTGAAGGGGTGTTTATGTATTCAGTATGGCTTCAGCACAGGCATGGGTGTCAATGCGGCTGCGGAACAGCTCAATACAGTCCGAAAAGCCGAGCAGGTAGGCAAGTGCGCCGTACCGTGCGCCGAGCGCGTTCTGCTCGCTGACATACCGGTCGATGAGCTGCATGGCCTCTTTTGGCAGCCCCATGGCCTCCAGCCGGCCGGAGTATTCGTCTGACCTGCGGAGGATCTCCTGATAATCCTCATCTGCGCCTACAATGCTGTTCATGATGGTATTTACCCGCAGATCCATCAATTGGTACAATACGGAATCTTTATCCATAGCGGCATTCCTCCTTTCCTTAGTGGTGCATATTAACTCTGAATCCGTAGATTAGCAACTTATTTTTTTCGGCGCATAGGTATCCAAAACCGCCCTCAAATCTCCGTATAGTGAGGAGGTGCAGCCATGACTGACAGGCAGGAAGAGCGGATAAAGAAAATGAAAGCCGGAGGATACGGATATGTGAGGATTGCACAGGAACTTGGGCTTTCGGAGAATACAGTGAAATCATTCTGCAGAAGGAAAGGGATAAACAAGGCGGCAGATACGGCGGTACCGTTCGTGGAAGGGGGTAAAGGCATCTGCCCATGCTGCGGGGCAGAGGTAAAACAGAATCCGGGGCGGAAGGTTAAGCGGTTCTGTTCCGATAAATGCAGGAATGCGTGGTGGAACAGTCATCCGGAACAGGTGGAGCGGAAGGCACATTATGAATTCGTGTGTGCTTACTGCAAAAAGCCGTTCACGGCTTACGGCAATGTCGGCAGGAAGTATTGCTGCCATGCGTGTTATGTGGCTGACAGGTTCGGGGGTGGCGCGGATGAGTGAGGAGCAGTTCCGAAACGAAAAGATGTACCACGCCACCATGAACATAGCGAAATCCCTTATGGAACAGGGGGCGATGACGGCAGATGAGTACGGTCAGATTGATACAATTTTCCGCAATAAATACCGCCCGATTTTGGTTAGTTTACAGACCGAAATGAGTGGATATAAAGCTGGTTCTATGGCATCATGTGACACTGACAAGGAGGGATGATATGCCGAGAATCAGCGTAATCGGGCAGGTTCTGCCGGAACTGAAAAAGAGGAAGAGGGTGGCGGCTTATGCCAGGGTGTCGATGGAGACGGAAATGCTCCTCCATTCCCTTTCCGCGCAGGTCAGCCATTACAACGGATTGATACAAAAAAATCCTGATTGGGAGTTTGCGGGCATATATGCGGATGAGGGCATCAGCGGAAGGGACACAAGCCACCGCGACGACTTCAACAGGCTGCTTGCAGACTGCGATGCCGGGAAGATTGACATGGTGCTGGTAAAGTCCGTCAGCCGTTTTGCAAGGGATACCGTGGACACGCTGACGGTGACGAGGCACCTGAAGGAGCTTGGAATCGATGTCTATTTTGAAAGGGAAAACATCCACTCCATCTCCGATGAGGGCGAGCTGCTGCTTACCCTGCTTGCGTCCTTCGCACAGGAGGAATCGCGCAGCATTTCTGAGAATGTGAAGTGGGGAATCCGAAAGCGGTTTGAACAGGGCATCCCGAACGGGCATAAAGCACCATACGGATATGAATGGGACGGGGAAATGTACCGGATCATACCGGAGCAGGGCGAGGTTGTAAAGGAGATATTTGCAAAGTATCTTTCTGGTGCATCTGCCTATGGGATTGCAAAGGAACTTTCAAAGAGGGGTGTCACAGGGCAGAAAGGCGTCCCGATGGACGACTCCACCATCAAGTTCATCCTCACGAACCCGTCCTACACGGGCTCCATGCTCCTGCAGAAGAATTTTATTTCCGAGGGGCATACGAGGAAAAGGAATAAGGGCGAGCTGCCCATGTACATGGTGGAGGGTATGTTCGAGCCGCTCATCCCGCAGGGGGATTTTGAAAAGGCGAAGCTCATACGGGAGCAGCGGGCAGATGCCGCCGCCAATAAAAACCCCACGCTCACGGCTTTTTCCGGACTGGTGAAATGCGGGGAGTGCGGCCACTCAGTGAGTAGGCGCACTACGAAGTATGGCAAGAAATGGAACTGCAATACCAGGGAGCGCAAGGGGAAAGCGGAATGTGGGCTTCGGCCTATCTATGAAACAGAGCTGGAACAGGCGGCGACCAAGGCACTGGAGTTTGCCGCCTTTGACGGGGCGGCAGTCCGGAGGGAAGTCGAGCAGATTGTCATAAATGCAGACCGCATTGAGTTCCGCATGAAAAGCGGGAAGGCAAGAGAGGTCATGCGGGCATACCAAAGAGGCCGCAGCGCATTTTCGCAGAAAATCACCTGCGGGTGCTGCGGCAGGAAACTGGAATGCGATTACTGGAAGATGGGCCCGAAAGGGCAGAAGGAAAAATATAAGGTTTGGGTGTGCCGGGGGTGTTCCTTCCGCAGGCTGCTGGATGATGAATTCCGAAAGGCAGCGGCGGAAGTCCTGGGGCGGGAGGATTACGAACCCCGCTTTGTGAAGGAGATTGCGGGCGTGACGGCATACGGGGACAGGTTTGAATTTCACTTTACAGATGGGGAGGTGGCCGAATGGCAAAGAAAGTAACAACCATACCCGCCACGCTGAACCGGTTTGACTCCAGGTCGATTGCGGCGGCGAAAAAGCGGAAGACAGCGGGGTATGCGAGGGTATCCACGGATTCCGAGGAACAGGCGACAAGCTATGAGGCGCAGGTCGATTATTACACCCGGTACATAAACGGCCGGGAGGATTGGGAATTTGCCGGGGTGTATACGGACGAAGGCATCTCCGCAACGAACACAAAAAAGCGTGACGGTTTTAACCAGATGATTGAGGATGCCCTGGACGGGAAGATTGACCTTATCATCACGAAATCGGTCAGCAGGTTCGCAAGGAATACGGTGGATTCCTTAACAACGGTGAGGAAGCTGAAGGAGAAGGGCATCGAGGTTTATTTTGAAAAAGAGAACATCTACACGCTGGATTCCAAGGGGGAGCTGCTCATCACCATCATGAGTTCCCTTGCGCAGGAGGAGTCAAGGAGCATTTCAGAGAACACCACTTGGGGCAAGCGGAAGCAGTTTGCGGACGGCAAAGGCAGCCTTGCCTACAGCACTTTCCTCGGATATGAGAAAGGCGAGGACGGCAGCCTGAGAGTGAACCCGGAGCAGGCAGAAACGGTAAAGCTGATATACCAGCTTTTCCTGCAGGGACTGAGCCCGTATGCCATCGGCAAGAAGCTGACGGGGCTTGGCATCAAGAGCCCTGCGGGGAAGGACACCTGGCACCAGAGTTCCGTCAAGAGCATCCTCACCAACGAGAAGTACAAAGGGGACGCGCTCCTGCAGAAGCAGTACACGGCGGACTTCCTCACCAAAAAGCGGAAGAAGAACCAGGGGGAGATACCGCAGTATTATGTGGAGGGGAACCACGAGGCAATCATCCCTCCCGAAACATGGGAGCTGGTGCAGGAGGAAATGGAGCGGCGCAGGAATATGGACGCAAGGTACAGCAGCACGAGCATATTTTCCTCAAAAATAAAGTGTTCCGAGTGCGGGAACTGGTATGGCTCCAAGGTTTGGCATTCGCAGGACAAATACCGCAGGGTAATCTTCCAGTGCAACCGCAAGTTTAAAAACGATAAGAAATGCCGGACGCCGCACCTTACCGAGGACGAGATAAAGGATGCCTTCGTGAGAGCCGTCAATGCGGTCATCCCGGAAAAGGATGAGCTGATAGCGAACACCAAGGTGATGATGCGGACATTATGCGACACTACGGAGCTGGAGGTGGAGCAGAGCCGGTTTCTGACTGAGACGAAGATGGTGGCGGAAATGGTAAAAAGGATTGTGGCGGAAAACAAAGCTGAAGCCATGGACCAGGAGGAATACCAGAGACGCCGCAATGAACTGGTCGCCCGGTATGAGGCGGCAAGGGACGGGTACGAAAAGGCATCCGGGGAGATTTCAGACAGACAGGGGAAGAGGAAAACCTATATGCGGTTCATCGGTGGGCTGCAAAGGCTGGACGGATTCTGCAGGGAATTTGATGAGGAACTTTGGACATCGCTGCTCGACCATGCCACCATCTACACAAAGGACGATATCCGCTTTACCTTCAAGGTGGGGGACGAGGTGAAAGTTACCGGATAGCTAAAAGTGTACAGATTTTACTATTTAATATAGAAGAAAAATTTTTGTTAAGCCGGAGGCTTTGGTGGTCTCCGGCTTGTTTTCTTGTGGGAATCTGACGATAAATATGATATGATTAAATTTGCGTATGTGAAGCATACGAAATAGAAGTGAGGGCATTGAATAGTATGGCAGAGAAGAATGAAATTGTTGAGACTGGAAAGTGTGAACTTTTAGATATTTTTATAGAAGAAGAGGATAGAAAAGGCGCTGATCTTCTTAAAATGTCGGATTTTTTTAATGTATTTATTGGGAAAATAGGTGCAGAAATGAAATCCGAAACAGAGTGGGAGGTAGATCTGGATATTCGAGGGTTGCTCGGTCAGATTGCTGCAGCCATAAAGGGGGGATTTGATATCTCAAAAATGGGTATGCTTGTCGCCGATTATTCGCATTTCAGCCAAGAGGTTATTGACGGTTTAAAAGAAGGTATCTACCATGTGGGCGAATCAAAGGAAGTAGCGGGGAACTTACGGCCTGCGATTTTGGATGAAAATGAGCAGCTTGTTAAATTCTTTACATTAAAAAAAGCTGTTAATCCCGCAGAAGTTTTATCAGATATTTCCATATTATCAATGCAGACTTCCCTTAAGCGAATATCAGCGCAGATTGAAGATATCGGGAGAGATGTAAAGGGAATGATTGACTTTGCCCGGCGTGAAGCATTGAGCAGCAAATTCATGTATGCAAGAGATAGAATTATGTCGGCATCAACAGCGGATTCGGAGGAACAGGAGGATTTATTAAAAGAGGCTGATACATATCTTATGCAGGGTTTGGAAGATTTGTATTCTGACATTACTGCGCAAGTGAAGGAACTTGCAGATCAAAAAGGCCCGTTTGCCAGTATAAAAGCGATTGATACCTTGTTATCCTATATCAATGAAGATATGCAGATGATTCCGCGTTATGTTGGATTGCGAGTATACCTGCTTAATCTCAGGGGGAAAAATGCTGATGTTAATCGTATTCTTGGGCAGTACCAGTACCAATTGCAAACTTTGGCAGAAAGAAAAATTGGAGATGGTAAATTTACGGCCTTAGAACTGATACATAAAAACTATCCATATAATGGAGAAAATGTTGATTTTTGGATAAATCAGCCCAAAGAGATGCTTGCGGCAATAAGTTCTTGTGAAGCTGTGTTGGGGCAAAACGATAAGGATATTTTTTATATTGATGCGGAGGATAATGATAATGAATGAGATTGAAAAAGTACGGCGATGTAAATCCTGCGGGAAATTGTTAATCGATGAGAAGACTTTTTGTAGAAGATGCAAATTGAAAATGCGGAATACGGGAGGAAAGGTAGGTGGAATAATAAGCAGTTTGATTGTAGCCTTTTCATGCGCAAATTCGCTTGCTAATGATAGAGAGGGGAAAAATGGCGCTTCCAGTTCAGATTAATCCAAAGCATAATAAAAGCACACTCGAAAGGGTGTGCTTTTATTATGGAGAAATTTTCATTAGGGGCTGTTTGAGGGGGTGCATTGGGGGGTGCATCGTTGAATTGTATCAATTTCGTTATACCGATGAATCCCTGCCCCTGTGGGTTTTATCCCGATAGGGAGAGGTGCCGCTGTACGCCTTTTGAGGTGAAACGGTATTTGAACCGTGTATCGGGACCGATTTTGGACCGCATGGATATCTGTGTGGAGGCAATGCCCATAGTTTTTTCGGATATGACTTCCGGCAGGGAGGAGGAGAGCAGCGCGCAGGTCAGGGAGCGGGTGAGGCTTGCCAGAAAAAGGCAGGAACAGAGATTTGCCGGGACAGGGATTCATTTTAACGCGGATATGGGTGCCGGGGACGTGAGGCGTTACTGTGCCCTGGGGGAGGCGGAAATTGGTTATATGGAGCGGATGTTTGCCGCACTGCAGCTTTCTGCCAGAGCCTATCACCGAATCCTGAAGGTGGCAAGGACGATTGCGGATCTGGACGGCAGCGACAGGATTGGGGAAATGCATCTGGCGGAGGCGATCTGTTACCGGCAGTCCGACCGCAAATACTGGAATTGA